GTGCAAAGGAAGGAATCACATCTCCGGTTGTTTTATCCAGCTCTGTGAACACAATAAACTTATGAAAGACAGGAGGGAACCTGTCTTCATATAGTTTCAAAATGCACTTGCACTGAATTAAGTGTTTAATGTAAAACATACATGTCGCTGCCAACCCTTATAGTGTTTTATACGCCCAGTCAAAACAGAGCAAATACTTGGGTAACCCAAGTTGTTCTCTTTGCAAAAGCGTCTAATGTTTTTGCCTTGATGGATTTCTCCATCAGGAGAAATCAACTCAAAATGCTTTGATCGTTCGTCTGCTATTTTATCTCTGAAAGATTTGTATTCTGGTTTTGACCATGCCTTTTTCAAGGCGACAGATAATGATTTGCAATACTCTGGGTCTTTCACTTTTTCAACCTTGGCTTTTGATATGCTTGCAGATATCTTTTTTCTGAACTTTTCACACTTCCAGCGCCTTTTCATGTTTTCAGAATGTTTTTTTCTGGTTATTTCGGGCGTATTAGAAAAGTTTGCTGTATGCACAGTAGCATCTTTTCTTAAATTGTAACAGTTTTGACTATTGTCAAAATGTTGATTAATGTAAATCTGTTCTATGTTACGAACGTTTTCAAAGGTAGCAAATTCAAGGATTTCAAAAACAAACCACTTTTCTCCACCACTTATATTCCAATCATTTTGGAGAAAGCCGTTAGAGTGTTTATCATTTCTTAAATGAGAGAAATGTTGTGCTTTTCTAGATTTCAAATTAACAGTAGAACCAATGTATAGTCGGTTGTTTTTCAGGTTGCGTATCGCATATACACCAGGGATTTTATCCAGTTTCATATATGTAAGTATGGTACTTGATTATATTTGTGAAAGGTGAATTAGATGTTTTATATAGGTATTCATAGTAGAATTGCTAGAGACACACACAGGGCTCCAATTGTAAAACCGCAGACAAGAAGCAACAGAGAAAAAGAGAATAGATTGTCCTTCCCCGGAAGAATCTTCTTTAAGAACTCCCTTCGTTTTTCAATCTTCTCCAAAGCTTTCCGTTCCTTGATAGCCTTAGCTTCTAGCTCAGCCTTTAGTTGCTGCCTTGCCAGAACAAGCTGTTCATGCCGTTTTACTTTGTAGGTGCCAAAGGGTTTGCGTCATCGACAAACTCCTGTAGTTTTGAATCAAGTAGATTCATGGCTACGTCAATGTTCTTGTAGTAGGCATCGTCAATTGCAATTCTGACAACATCTAGAACCTTTGCCATTGAATCTCTATCTACTGCTAACTTGTTTCTTTGAACCCACAAGACAGAGAAGTCTACAACTTGCTCTTTGATTTGATCTGTGATGAGTCTTTGAAAGGTCTTTTCAATTTCTGTTCTAAGTTGATCTTTATTCATAATGTATTTTCTCTAGTCTACAGACTAATAAAACAAAAGGATATGCTCCTAAGTGAAGCATATCCTTTTTCGGTTTGGCTGTATAAGTGTTTATCTGTTGTTTGATGCTCTTCTTCGATCTTTTCTTGCACTCTTGCCCTTGGAGTGAGAGTCTGCAATGCCAGAAGCAACATAGGAGTCTGGCTTGATCAAAGCTTTGAATCCACAGCTCTGAGCGTAGCCCTTTAGCTGTTCTGAAAACGAAGAGGTGAACTGGTCACTAGCCGTTGGGCTTGCATCGATGTGAATAATCGGGTTGACTCCAGTCTCTTCCTTGAGCTTTACGCTCAACTCAATGGACTTTGCAACCTCGTCAAACATACGAAGCTTTTGATTGGAAACGTTATACTTCTCACGAGGCAGAGATTCTGGTCTATAGAAGTAGAAACCGCCCTTACCCTTCTTGTATACACACAAAACGGTAACAAAACGAAAGTTTTTACCAATGATTTGAGAATCGGTTCCAATACCAACCTCAATCTCACAAGCTTCAAGTCCACCTTGAGATTTGGAATGTTCATTACGAACATATTCAAATACTTCTTCAGTGCTCATTCTTGTGAGTGAGTTAGCTACAAGCCAACTACGGATATCCGTAACTGCCGTTGCAGGAGCTACTACTTGATTTCTTTTTGAGATTTTCTTTGACATTGTCTTTTGTTTCTACGTTTCAGTCTATTGACTCTTCTTTTTTAGGCTTATCAACAGCGATCCATTTTGAAGGGTGATTTCTATCTTGAACTAAGAAATTGCTTTTAGGCAGTTTAACCCAGCCTTTGTGGGACTTTCTTTCGCCTTTAACTAGGAAGGCTAAACCTGATACTGATAAATTGTGGGTCGAAGCAAACTTTTTCAAACCAATAAACCCAAAATATACAACGCCTTCTGGGGACAACAAAACAACCTTATATTCTTGCCTCATTTTTTCTAGTTGTTGTTCTGGCATAGGCTTTCCATAAAACCAGTGCTTCTTGCCCATCCTAGATTTGGAAATGCGTTTCTTGTGTGTTGTAGAACACTTTTTATTCCTCATTCCATAATTTGGATTTGACTTTGCATTATCTCTAAGTTTTTGTTTGTGTTCATCGGAAAGTTTCTTTCCTTTGTTTGATTCAGAAATCTTCTGCTTGTGTTCTTCAGTGAACTTTCTACCCTTAGGTATTTTTCTGCCAATTTTCATTCTTGCACGTTTTTCAATATTATAGCAATTGACACAGTCATCCCAATATAAGTCAAGAAGTTTTTGCTCTGAAATACGCAAGTTGTTTTCTATATCTTCCAACACAACTTCCAATACTTCAAATTTAAATGCTGATTTACCATACTTTGTGTATGAGTTTTGCAGGTGTTTATTACTATGTTTTCCTTCCTCTAGTGCTTTTGAATGTTGATAGTGCCTCTTTCTTAGAGAACTTGTTGAACCAATGTAAAACTTGTCAGTAATAGTATTGTGTATCTTATACACGCCAGCACATTTTGAATAACCTTTGAATTCTGCAATCATATTTATATATATGATGCGACATTCACTTTTTCTTGATTGTTATCCATTTTGAAGGGTGTTTAGGGTCTTTGACAAGAAAATTGGCACCAATATAGGAACAGTAATATCCGCTGCACATCTTACTTCTTACAGAATAAATGGTACATTTTCCTGAGTGTACGCTCATAAACTTACATGCAAACCTTTGCCCATAAGCTTGAATTCTTAAGATTGGATAGGACTTTGGGTCATTGAAGACCTTGTGTCCATGGAAGTGAGCTTCTCCAAGAAGTTTTCCTTCCTCATAATCAATAACTATGTCACTCCTTGTAGCGTGGATACCTTTCTTGTTAAACCAAGCGATCATTTTTTTGATCCATGGTTCATCTACTGGTCCAAGTACATGTTCAAGGTCATCTGGGTCCAACAAGCAACAAGCATTTCGCACGCCTGGAGTTCCACAACAATTACTCAAACAAGTTTCCATCGCTATCTCTGATGTGAAGTGAAGACGTTCACTCAAAGGTTTTGGCTCCCACATTGTGGGATCGTTGATATGTAAAACTGGAAGGTAAAATCTATTCTTTTCTACAAGGTCTGCTTTGTCTATATCTGGTGGAAGCCTTAGAGACTTCCTGTTGTTTTCAGTATCCTTACTATGTTCTGTTGTTGTGTTTGAATATGTCGAATCCTTTTCAAGGGCTTCCAGCTCTTCAACTGTCATCGTTCTTGAGCGTTTTATCATGGACATATTCGTTATTACCATCCTAATTATAACAGAATTCTAACAAGAAGTAAAGGGTTTAGTGCAAAAATGAGCAATCTTAGACAACAATTCGACAAGGAAAAAGCACAAAAGGAGAAAGTGATTACAGAAGCAGCATTGAGTTGGCTAGATGACAACGTAATAATCATCAACGAGAAAATTAATAGAAACAGTGTAAACAAACTTGTTTCAAGCATTGCTAAATTCGAGTCAACCTTTTCACCTTTCAAACAAAAAGTTCCAACAATCACAGCAATTGTGGATGGCGCAGAAGAAAATCTTCAACAAGTTCTCATGGGCAAAGCTGGAGACAAGAGAACATCTGAAGTTCTTGAGTACTTGTCATATGTGTACAATGCCTTTTCTTCATTCTTTTCAAGAGATCTTCCAATCATGCTAAAAGCAAGGATGTTCCAGCTGGCAGTTCAAAACCCAGACGTAAGACTTGACTCTCTAACAAGCGGTGGATTCAATGCAGAGGCTGCACAAAAGACTTTTGCTCATGGTCTCACACCATCAGATGATGAACTAAAGTTGATTGGAAAAATCTTGAAGACAAAGGCAATTCCTAAGTTTGACACAAGCAAAATTGCTTCTGAGCTTATGGCTCTTAGCTACAATGATCTTATGGAACTTACATCTGTTGGAAAGGTTCCTCTTGCAACCACACCAAAAACCATTGGAGAAGAGGATGTAATTGTAACTGAAAGCATGGTACAGCAATATGTGTCTGTTTTAACAGAAGCTTCCAATAAAGAAATTGGACAAAAACTCTCTCAGCTCAAACAGATAATTACCAAAACAGGTCTTCAAACACTTTCTGGTCCAGTAAACAAGTTACACTCTGCTCTTCTTGCATATCAAGGAACGCCAGAAGGTAAGCAACTTTCACAACAACTTAGCCAAAAAGTAGACATAAAGCAACTTGGCAATCTATTCAAGACTCCAGGTGGCAAGCTTACAAAACAAGCTAACATGGCTATTGAACTGTTCAACTCTCTTGGAAAGGCTTGGCCAGAAATCAAAGACCTTGCTGACAAGGAAGACGCAACAGAACAAGATGTTCAAAGCATTAAAAACATACTAACCAAGGCAGTTTCAGGTGGTCTCTTTAAGAAGGCTGCTCAGGCTGCTGGTATTTCTACGCCTCCTTATCCTGGTCTTGAGCCAGCAGCAGTTGTTGATGCTCTTACCTCTTCAACGCTTGCAACAGAGGGGATTGTCAGAGAACAAGAAACTCCTGCTCCAGATAACAATGTTGCTGCACAACTTGCAAAACTAAAAACCGTTATGGGTGCAATTAATCAATTCTCTAATGGAGCTACATCAAAGACCACTACTGGTGCCGCACCAACAACTGGTTCTCAGGCAGCTCCAGGACAAAATCAAGCAAGCGCTGGGACAACAGGAACTCAGGCTGCTACGGTAAATGGTGAAAAACCAATTGCTGGTGGTGACCAAGAATCTGGAACAGAAGACGAACTTGCTGCTCGTGCCGCGATGACTGCCCTTGGTGCAACAAAAGACAGCACCAAGAAGCAAATCAAACAAGTCATTCAAGGTCTCAAAAAAGCAGGCTATACAATCAAAAAAGCTTGACAACGTCTAGTTCAACAACTCCATTTGAAGAAGTGAGTTGAAGACAAGATTTTCCAGCCAAAAGAACCCCAAGAACAACACTAAGAGTCGGAGCTATCACCGAGGAAATATCACCATTTCCTTTCTTATAGACTTCGACCGTTGTTTTTAAGGCATTGAATATCAGGTGGTCAACAGGAGACTGAAGTCTTTCTTTGTATGTCTCCAAAAGCTTTTCTAGGTTTAGGCTTCCATAGTTCATAACCGTTTTACAGTTTCGTAGACTCAAGTCAATCTTGACTCTGTGAGAATCTGATTGAACTAAACTCATTTGAGGAAGTTGTAGAGTTACCGTGTGTCCGACAAGACTTTTCAATCTATCACTGATAAGATTCCGTATATCCTCTATGGCGCCTGGAGTTTGACGCTTAGCCACTAGTTCACGAATGTGCTCAGAAACCGCTACAGCGCTTTTATGAAATTCTATGGTGGTAGTATCGGCACCAACTACAATTCGGTCAATCGTTACAAGGTCATCCCATTTAACAAAAGACAGAAGCTGCCCAAGAATATGAGTAACCGGGGTTGTATTACACACAACTCCAATGTCTCTTATGATGTTGATGCTTGCTAGGTCATGATGCATTCTGATTGGCATTACATCAAAATTTTTCTTGTCGTTGTTTACTTTGATTGTTGACACAACTTCTTCTGAAAATCCGCTGGCAACAATTACCAACGGTTGCTTTGTTTCCATAGCTTTATTTAGCAATTGGTCAATTTCAGAAACCTTTTCTACAAGACCATCAACTATCAGAATTTTTGGTTCTCTGCGATCCCAAGTTTTGTTGTTACATTCGCTAAGAATTATGCCGAATGGATTCAAGTTAAAAGAATACCCCGACTTTGATTCCACTATGTAGTTAGAATGCCTGGTAGAGGCTTCTACAAAGATCTTTCCTTCAATTCCAGCAGCTTCAATGGCTTTAAGAATGGCACACTCAAGATCTGGTTCGGCTTCGCACAGAGCGTGAACAACGTCTTCTATGTCTTTTTGTGTAGCAACCGTTGCACAATCTTGACAAGCAATCCTAAGAGTGTTCACAGACTTTTCAAACATTGACATTAGTTCAATTTCATTTACAGGAATCGTGTCTTTGTTTCTAAGAAGCTCAGAAAGAAATTCCATTCCAAATACGTACGTAATTTTTGCCGAGTTGCCAGAGATAGTTTCTGCTTGGTAGATGTCTCTGTGAAGCATAGAAAACAAAATGTGTTCAGCTCTAGTTTTTGGAATGATGTGTTGACTGATGAAGTGATACGATTCCTTGTTTGTCAAGCACAAATCTTGGTTTAGAGCTATGTTGATTTTAGAGTATGTATCTAACGACTTAGAAGTTATTTCAACTAGATCGTTATGAAAGTCATCTTTTGAAGTAAATGTAGAATGGTTTTCCATATTTAGGAATAGGATTATGGGCAAACCCATAGTTGTCTAAGAATCAATCTAACATGTCTGAAGACGTCTCAACACAGCTACTCAAGCTTCAATTCGAAATCATAAACCTACAGAGAGAAATTGATGTTCTTTCTAAGGAGAATGACGAAATTAAAAAGGCTCTGTATGAACCAGACAATGGAATATACAGAAGAGTCTCTGGAGCTACTGAATCTGTTGAAGAACACTACAAGATGCTCAAAACTATTGAAAGAAAAGTTCAAAACAAACTTGGACCTCTTGAGTCTAAACTTGGTGAAATAGAAGATATTCACAAAATACTGAAAGACATTGGTGGAGAAAGTCTTGTTCACATTCGTTTCGCTGTAGACAAGAGTAAGAAGACTGACAAGATTTTATGGACCATTGGTACTGCAACCATTGCTGGGGCTGTTAAGCTAATCTATGACACCATAGTTTCTATGCTGAATTCATAACACGAATGCATACATTTTAGCACATCTTAAACAACATAGATCATATGGAAACCGAAGAATCTATTGAGAAATCTGACCAGGTATCAAATTTTGTTACAGACTACTTATTTGAGTGGCAGGACTTTGTGATGAGCATAAGTGGAGACCAAATTGATAAAGTCGACCGCGACATTAACAATGCAATGTCTAAGGGTGACTACATGTCACTCAAGAGAGCAATCATAAAACTCACAGCATATAAAGTAGCCATAACAAAGCTGATTTCTGGATTAGAATCCTTTGAAGAGTTTCGAAAAGAAGTCAAAGCAAGAAAGAAATAATATATGGGATTTGGAAACACAAAGTACGACGTAGAAGCAAAGGGTCTTGACCCAAGAGTAGCTCACAAGGAACTTAGGCACGACGGAACGCTCGCAACTACACTTGAGGCTTCGCAGCGTAAGATTGATGAGGAAAAAGCTTCTAGACTAGAAGAAATGCATGCCAAATGGGTTGAGGAACAACCTTTAGAATCAGAAGATGTTGAGGCAGCCTTGCCATCAGAGGAAGCCCTAGCAGTACTTGTAGCCGCAAACGAAGACATAACAGAAGAAGTTAGTCAACTCCACAACAAGGGCATCCCAGATGTAGGACTTGACGAAGCAGGGGAAGTTGTAGTGGCTGAGCCTCCAGCTGCTACAGAGCCTGCAACAGAAGAAAAAGTTGTTGAAGAACCAAAGGCAGTCAAGAAGGCTGCCTCAACAAAGAAAAAGACCACCAAAAAATGATCAAAACATATGTGCTTGATACCAATGTTCTTTTAGATGACCCAAGTGCAGTAAACTCTTTTGATGAACACAATGTGATCATTCCATTGATTGTCATTGAGGAGATGGACCGATTCAAGGATAAACCAGGAGAACTTGGAGTTAATGCTCGTGAGTTCTCAAGGTTTCTATCCAAGTTCATTATGGATGGCTGTGACCTTCGGCAGGGCGCGCCAACCAAAGATGGTGGAACTATCAAGGTAGTTACCATGAGTGACTTGGAAGCCTTTGGAGCCAATCTAAAAGCTCTTCCTGAGCTTGATGACTACCACGGAGGAGACAACAAAATCCTTCAGGTGGTTATTGGTCTAACCAATCAAGCCAAACAAGAGGGAACCCCTTGTCCTATTTTGGTGACAAGAGACATTCAACTTAGGGTCAAGTGCAGTGTTTTGAATCTTCTTTCCGAAGACCGCAGAAAAGGTGGTGTTCCAAGCTCTGTAGCCAAGTTGTACACGGGTGTCAGAGTGGTGCCTGTTACATCCGAGGTTGTTCAAAGCATCAATGAAGACAGAGACACACCAATTTCTCTTAGCTCAATCATGCCTTTTGCTGACTATGAAACCTTGTCACCAAACGAGTACGTGGTGCTAGAGGCACCAGACAAAACCGTTCTGAAGTCTTGTGTCTACAGACATGACGAAAATGAGCGCTTTGTACATACAATCAAGACGCCAAACGTATACAAGCTTCAACCAAGAAACATGGAGCAACGTATTGCCATTGACATGCTCATGGATCCAAAAATCAAACTGTGTTCTATCATTGGACGTGCAGGATCTGGCAAGACACTTTGCGCATTAGCTGCTGGACTTGAACAAGTTGTAGGTCAAAAGAAGTACAAGACTCTGTTCGTGTGCAGACCTATTCAACCTGTTGGCAGAGACATTGGCTATCTTCCAGGCACGATTGCTGAAAAGCTTGAGCCATGGATTGCTCCTATCAAGGACAACCTCAAGTACTTGCTGTCAAACTCTAGTAACAATGACAAAAAGTCAAAAGCGGAAATGGAATCAACCTTTGAGTGGTTTGTCGAAAAGGGAATCATTGAAGTTGAAGCCATGACTTACATTCGCGGTAGATCTATCTCAAATGCTTATATGATTATTGACGAGGCTCAGAACCTAAGTGCTCATGAACTCAAGACAATTATCACAAGAGTTGGTGAAGGGACCAAGATTGTTCTGACTGGAGACATTGAACAGATTGACAACCTGTATGTTGACTCTGCATCCAACGGTCTGACAGTGGCAGTTGAAAAGTTCAAGGGCTCTGGTCTTACTGGTCACGTAACCCTTCTTAAAGGTGAGCGTTCGGCTCTGGCTACACTTGCGTCAAATTGCCTTGATTAAGTACCTTGTTTTAGGGCACTTTAGAAAAAGTTGGAAAATTACGTACCCTAACAATACTTAGAGGTATGGAAACCAACTACAAAGAACATTCAAATAAATCTGGCATCTATAAAATAACCAACAAGAAAAATGGCAGGGTTTATGTTGGCTCTGCTAAACATTTCAAGTCAAGGTACTATCACCATATAGCTTCCCTTCGTAAGGGCACCCATCATAACAAATATCTTCAGGCTGACTTCAATAAGTGTAGTCCTGAAGACTTTTTGTTTGAGGTTGTAGAGGTTGTGGTAGGAGATATGGAACATCGTCGTTTTGTTGAGCAAACATATCTAAACGAGAATCTTTCTCGTGGTCAAGAATTATGTTATAACCTTGCAAAAAGTACGGTTCTGTATCAAGGTCCACGCATATGTGAGGTTTCAAAAGAAACAAGAAAGAAGATATCTGATTCTAAAAAAGGCGGAATTCCTTGGAATAAAGGTGTGTATGGCTATACAATGCCTCCGTGTTCTGAAGAGAGAAAGAAAAAGATAGGGCTTGCTCACAAAGGCAGAAAACTGCCAAAAGAACAAATTGAAAAAATGCGAAGAACAAAAACTGGAATGAACACTGGTTCATCTAGTCCAAACAATAAAGTTTACACAAACATAAAACTCGTTTCTCCATGTGGTGTCGTTTACACACAAGTAGATTGCTTGCTTGATTTTTGCAAAAAACACAACTTGCACTATAAATGCATGTGGAAACTTCTAAACAAGAAAACGCCTAGCCATCGCAAATGGCGGCTGATAGGTTATGTGCCCAAAGCAAGAACACACAGCTGTTTAAAAGGTGAAAAACATCCAATGTATGGCAAAGAACACACAAGAGAAACCAAAGATAAAATCAGCAAGAAAAAACTTGGCAAGATGAAAGGGATGATGCATCCAAACGCAAAGGTGTACGAAGATATAAAGCTTATAGCTCCTGACGGAACAATACACAATAGAATTGAGTGTCTGAATGAGTTTTGTAGACACTATCAACTTAGCTCTTCGCGCTTGTGTGCTGTTTTAAACATGCGAGTTAAAACTCACAAGGGTTGGAAGCTTGCGTCAAATTGCCTTGACTAAAGACTCGTTCATAGTTTTCGTGGCACATACTTACTTTTGTGGGTATAAGAGAACAAGGCAAGTACATAAAGAATCGCAACCTTTGGCGTAAGTCTACTACATACGGTAGATACAAACCAAAGGATGTTGTATTTGTTGATGGAGCAACTCAAGAGAACTACACGCTAGATCTCAACAAGGTTATTAGAACTAGAGACCCATATCGAATTAATCCTGGCATTGAAGGAGATATAACAAACAACTTTCCGTTTGGAGAATATGAAGAAGGGTTTGTTTCGTTTGATAATGAAAACGTTGTTACATTAGCTTTTTCTATGACATTTTCCGGTACTCCTGTAATTGTTTTTGACCAAGGAGTCAGCGACGTCGGCTATGTTAATGTCTCTAATGCTATAAATGATGTGGGTGGTACGTATGTCTTTACATCAGCAGATTTTTCTGGGAGTGTACGATATAGAGCTATCTACTCTTCAACGTATCCTTGCATTGTGTCTAGCTCATATAGTGCATCATTCATAGCAACTGCCGGAACGATTTATGATACCGGAGCAACAACATTTTCCAACACGTTTCCAACCAATATATTTTCTCCAGTTACTGAAGTAAGAGCTTCTGCAACTAAGCTAGACATCAACTCAGATATTTTGAACAACGTGAACGTAGTTAGAGCAATCGCTACAAACAATATAGAAACTGGTTATATTACTGCAAATGTGTCAGCGCCTGTTGGTACGAACGAGGGGATTAACTACTTAGTAGTACTGTGAGAATTATCTATGCCGATTGACTTTAGAGCGACAAACATTCAGACGCAGAAGCTCATTGCTTCTGGAAGCATTGCTTCTAGTGGCAGATCACAAATTGCCATTTATCCAATTGAATCTCAAGATCCAGGAACTCCTCATCAAGGAGTAATTCTTCCAGAAGTTCTTGAGAATATTGTATCGACCGATATCTTCTTTTATGTCTCGGGAGCTATTGGATCCAAGGGTGGTTCAACTCATGGCGCCGCTGTTTTTGGAGGTGACCTCCATATTTCAGGAAACCTTACTGTAGATGGTACCAGTCCAGGCGGTGGCGGAGGTGGTGATTCTTATTGGACTCTAGACGTTTCAGATCAAATTTACACCACTTCATCTGTGTTAATCAACAACACAATGTTTCTGTCTGGCAATGTGTTTAGTGCTGGTTCTGCTCCCGATAAAATAGACATGACAATTCAGGGTTATAACGCTGGTTCAGCTAGTGGTGATGACGGTGTAAATCTGTTTCTTTTTGGTGGTGGCAATGACCAAGATTCCTCCAATGGAGGAGGCGTTCTCGTTCAGGGTGGCGCAGCGACTACAGCAGGAAATGGCGGTAGCGCCAGTGTTCTTGGTGGCACATCCGAAAATGCAGGTAGTGAAGGCGGCAGTACTTTCGTACAAGGTGGCGATCACCAGGGCAACAGTCTATCAGCTGGTTCTGGTGGTAGCGTGTACATCGCAGGGGGTTACGGCTATGCTTCTGGCGGTGTAGTTTATATCCAAGCAGGAGCTTCATATGGTGGAGATGGTGCAGGTGTTGTAATTGCTGCTTCTGATGGCTCTGGTGACCAAGTAGAAAGCAACAAAAACGGCGGCAACATTTCGTTCGCTACAGGAAATGGATTTGATGGTGGCAACGGAGGAGACCTAACTATTATCCTTGGCTCTGGTGAAAACACAAACAGAACCATTGCTGGTGGAAGCTTGTTTGTCTCTGGTGGCATTTCTACTGCTGGTCCTGGTGGAAGCCTGAATTTTCAGGCTGGTGGAGACGACGGACAAGTGCCTTCTGTTGGTGGAGATACCATCATTAGTGCAGGCAGTTCTCTAAATGGAATTGGAGGCGGTGTCCAAATCCTAGCAGGTACAGGGTCGAGTGACTCTGGTGATGTATATGTATACTCAAGAAATTTTGAGGTAACAGCAAGTCAAGCAAACTTTAGTGGTAAAATCGGCGTTGGTAGAACGGCTTCCTCTGTCGATCCAAATAATGCAATAGCAATGCCATATGCCAACTTACTTGTGTCTAGAGACTCAGCAGACTCAACAGATGTAAACTTGATTAGGTTGGGCACAAGCTTTTTTGGTGATACTGAATCTATCTCAATTGGAGATGGAACTGTAACGAGTATTTTCCTAATTCCAGGTGCTGGAACCGTCGTAGGCACCGTTAAAGACTCTGGAAGTATGGTTTACTCTGCGCATGGATTTTCCATAACGAGTGATTTAAACACTGTTTTTCCTAGTTCTGTAGGCAGTGATGTATTTTTCTTTGTATCTGGAACCATGGGCAGTAGAGGTACCTCAAATAGAGGAACAGTAGCATTTGGTGGCGATCTTCATATCTCTGGAAACCTGTCGGTTGACGGAACCGTGTTGGTTAATCCAACTTCTGGAAGTACATCTAGAGACCTTAATGATGGTGATGCAGGCAAGGTTGTCTTTTTTGATACAACAAGTGCAATAACTCTCATAACATCTGGTTCTACTCTTTCCACAGGCTGGTCAACTCTTCTTGTAAGAGAAGGCGCTAGTTCTTTGATTATCTCTGGTACTGCTGCAACTACTCTTGTTGGACCTGCTGTAACTGCCGGGGTTGTGGAAATCACAGCTAACTATGGTGCAGTATCTATGGTGAAGAGAAGCGATGCTATCGTGTGGTGTGCAGGTGTAACATCATGATGTTGCCTGCTACAGGGCTGATTGCTCAGGCAGGTGCTAGAGCTACTCCAGCTCCGCTCACCCTGCCGACCACGAGCCTGCTCGCGGCTTGGGACGCGCGTGTCGGCGTGACCAACGTGTCGGGTGCGTGCTCCGCGTGGGCGGATCAAAGCGGCAACGGGTGGCATGCGTCGCAGAGTACAGCGGGCAAGCGTCCAGTGGTAAGTTCGACTGCGGGATTCCCGTCACTGCTCTTCTCTAACGCAGGTGCCACAGCTCTCAATGTGCCGAGCATCAGCGCATCTGCTGGAATCAAAACCGTCTACTGCGTAAAAAATGCAACGGCCGCCGCAGGCTACGCATCTCTATTTGATGTACAGACGGGCCGAATGATGTTCGGTCACATGGCTGGCACGCAGTATGGAGTGCACGACGGCACCGATAGAGACTCGGGCATCGTCGCCACGACGGGATTAGCGCGTCTGGCGTTTGAGTGCACGACAGGGTCAGCACGCGTGTGGGTAAACGGCACGGTGGGCTCGACAGCCGGATTCACGGTCAACCGTGCGGTTGGCGGCGGCGTGGTCATCGGGGCTAACAATGCAGGAACTGGACTGCACTTCAACGGTCACATCCTGTTTCTCGCCATCTACAACGCCGCGCGAAACACCGCAGTCGAGGACTACATCACGCAGGAGTGGGGCGTCTGATGCGCTTCCACGGCACAGAGCAGGAGTGCGCTGAGGTCATCGCAGCCATGGACGCGGAGCTTGTGGCACAGTTCAGTTAATCAACCTTATTTGGTAATCTTGTAGCTATGGTAGTCTCTAATACTCTATAAGTGGAAGACTACCATAGTAGTATATCCTAGAATAGAAAGGTGCTAGTGTGGTACTTGTTCAACGTGACACCACTAACAAATACACCAATTGACAGTCATGACATGTCGAGGCTAGAGATTATATCCAATCTAGTTCAGACGCATGACCTGTATTTTATTCCTCTTCACTCTTACAACAAAAAGACTAAGACATGTACTTGCAATAATCAAAAGTGTTCATCCCCAGGCAAGCATCCATATGTGAAATTCAATTGGAAGACTATAGCTACTAATGACCTAGACAAGGTTTCTAAGTACTACACAGCAAATTCTGATATTAACTTTGGAATTGCCACAGGCAGGAAATCTTCTATAACAGGTAAATACCTTACTGTTGTTGATGTGGATGATTCCAGTCACCCAATTTTAAAAACTCTTCCAGCCACATTGTCCTACAAAACAGGATCTGGAGGCTTTCACTATTGGTACTGGTCAAAGTATCCAGTACGGAACTCTGTGTCTGGGCTTGCTCCTAAAGTTGATATTCGAGGAAAAGATGGCTATGTAGTTGTTCCACCAAGCAAACACAAATCTGGCAATTCCTATTCGTTCACTAACTTTTCGAATTCCATTGCAGACTTACCTGATTTCATTGTTGACTTCATCAAAGCCAAAAAGACACCAACGATAAAGTCTGTTATAGAAGCCAAACCAAAAGTAGACAAGAAGATTTATAGCTTGTGGTCTGTCATGACCATTCCACAAATCAGGAACTTGCTAAAGTCTCCAACTGCTGTAATTCCTAGCGGAGTTAGGAATTCTGTAATACACAGGTTGCTTAGTTCTGACCGGGCAAAAGGATACGATAGACAACACCTAGAGCTTCAGTCACAAGTATACAGGCAAAGGTGTGCAAACAACGAAGATATAACAGATGACGAACTCCAAAAAATAATTGGGTCTGTTATGAAATACGAGCCATTCAACACAAGTCATGACAACGTAAATGCTGAATTTTTCAAGTGGAAAGAGGTGAGGGGACAAAAGATTGATACCGAAACAAAGACACTAATTTCTAGTCTTGATGAAAAGTTTTTCTCTCTACTTGATAAACTACCTGATCTTTCTGTTGGTATTCCTCTGTCCACAATAATAAACGAACGAAATCAATTCATGCAATCAAATGGACTTTCGTCGTTTTCAAACTACAGACCACAACTTCTAGCCAAGAAACTAGAATCCTTGGGGTTTTCTAGGTCAAGAACCAATAAAGGAAATGTGTGGAATATCTCTTTATTGCCTTTACAACAAGCTCAAAATGTGGTATCATCTAAGTATAGCAATGCAACAAGTACTGTTGCCCAATCTAAAACCACTTCTATAGCAAACCAAACGAACATGACCGTAAAAATTTCTGATAACACCAGCATCAAGTTTACTCGAAAGAATCACCCAAACGAACGCATGTACAATGGTCGTCCAACCATGGAAACCATGAATGCTGTCATGCAGGCACTAGAGTGCCTAGATGATGATGAATTTTCAAAGCTTGCAACTGGTGAGCTAATCTATGACGAGGAAGCAACAGCAGAGCTGTTTGATTCTTTTGAGGTTGGAGATGTCATTGGGCTTTGTGCAATGGTTGAAGGCAAGGGTTGGATTCCTGAACAATGGACGATTCTAGACATTGACGTGCAAGGAGACAAGCTTTTCGTAGAGTCTCGTTACGAGCCCAAGATTGAACGAGATATCTTTTTTGAAGATATCTCTGTTGGACTGTTACTTGGACGAGCAGAGATTTTGCTGAGAGATAACAAGCCATACGGATTGTCTGATGAAGACATGCAAGTGAATATCACCATTGTTGATCTTTCTAAGAAGACAGAAGATGTTGTCGAAGCCGAAGCGCCCGCATTACCTATTACAGAGACTTCAAGTGTTGAACAACCAACAGAAGAGCCTTTGCCAGCTACTCCAAAGCTATCTCAAGAAGAGGAAGACACCAAGAAAGCTATTCAAGAAATCAATGAGCTGGCAGAACTTCTAAAGAAGAACTCGACTCCTTTGGAGGTTTGAATAAACAATCTCATGAGATCATTTGTTTTTGTAAGTGACTTCTTTATAGAAGATTATGCAAGAGGTGGAGCAGAGCTAACAATGGAAGCTCTGATTCAGACTTGCCCGTTTCCTGTTAGGAAACTGCACAGCAAAAACTTTACTCCAGAGTTAGTTGAAAATCATCCAGAAGTTGAGTGGGTTTTAGTAAACTATACTCAGGCTCCAACAGAAGCTCTGCAAGAACTTGGTTCAAATCCAAACAACAAGTTCTGGATGATTGAGTGCGACTACAAGTATTGTAAGTTTCGTTCAAGTCACCTGCACAAGATTCAGGAAGGTGTAGACTGTGACTGCCATCTTTCTAAGATACCAGGAAAACTTACTAAAGGTCTAATGAAGAGATCGCAGAAGACATTTTTCATGTCTCAGGGTCAACTCAATGAGTACTATAGACTTTTTCCTGCGATGAGAACTTATGACAACTTGCTTGTTCAAGGTTCTACGTGGTCAAAGGAACACTTGGATAGCCTTGAAGAGTTAGAGTCTACAAACAAAAAGAAGAACGGAAAGTGGGCAGTCCTTGGAGGAACTACTTGGATTAAAAACCAAAAAGAAAATGAAGCTTTCCTAAAATCTAGGAATCTTTCATATGATGTAATTGGTGGATTGCCTTATTTGGAGTTTGTTGCAACTCTAGCAAAATATGAAGGTTTGTGTTTCATCCCTTGTGGGTTTGATACGTGCCCTAGAATTGTAGTTGAAGCAAAACTTTTGGGACTCAAGCTTATTCTAGGTGACCTTGTACAAATGAAGGATGACGACTGGTTTGTTACAGATAGAGAATTTTTGATGTCCAGTCTTCGTACCAAACCACAAGACTTTTGGAACAAAGTTCTAACTGGTATATAACTCAATCAAATTGTACTATCATATATGTACATGAAAAGTACAAACATAAACCTCCCAGTAATTCAAGAAACAGAACAAGCAGATATCAAAGAATTGGTTTTCCCAACAGGCAAACCGCACATTTCTTATTCAGAACTATTTGATTGGATTGAGTGTTCTTGGAGACACAAACTAAAACACATTGATAAGTTGAACTTTGACGGACCAACAGTCCACACAGAGTTTGGTCAGGTAATCCATGATGCCATGGAAGATTACCTAAACCTCTCAGTAGAGTCTCGTTCACCAATTAATCCTGGTCCATACCAACAAGCTTTTATGCTAAAATATGATGCTCTTCCAAGACTAGAAGACCAAGCTGAGCAAAAAAAGCTTGATGACATGTCTGTTGAGTTTCACAATGCAATGCCAAAGCTTTTGTTTGATGCGCCAAAGTGGCTAGATGAAACATTCCCTGGGTGGGTTACTGTAGCCACAGAAGACTTGCTTTACGAAAAAATTCCTGGACAAGAAGATGTTTCTTTCAAGGGGTTTGTAGATGCCTTCATCAAGGTTCCAAAGCGTCGTAAGAAGAGGAAACCAAAGGTTGCATCTGCTAAAGCCAAGGGTCTTAGATTATCCGACATCGTACAAGAAGAAGAGAGTGCAGAGTACGAAGAAGTCCCAGGTCAATGGGAATACTATGTTCTAGACTGGAAGACTTCTGGGTGGGGCTGGACAGCAGATAAAAAGAGAGACTTTAACAAGCAGCTTCAAATCATGCTATACAAAATCTTCTACTGCCAAAAGATGAACCTGAACTACAAAGACATCAAGTGTGGCTTTGTTCTTCTAAAGAGAAAGCCAACTAAGACTGGCTCTCACTGTGAACTGGTTCCTGTATCTGTTGGACCAAAGAGTTTTGAAAAGGCTCTGGCTACTGTTAACTCAATGGTCAACCAAGTCAAAAAAGGCAGAGTGGTAAAGAACAGGTGGTCCTGCAAGTACTGTAGGTTTGCCAACACTGAACACTGTATGTAACACAATATGACTTCTTACAAAAGACCGCCGCCACCAAAGTACAATACATCAATTAACAATTCATCAAGAAATTTTTGGATTAGAACTGATAAGAATGAAATCGTTATTTTTAACGAGAACTTGGAAAGAAACTCAAAAGGGTTAATAGTGACCTACCCAAGTTATAGTCGCGAATCCGTTGATTGGCTCTACCTTGTCGAAAAAGACAATGTACTCATTATGCCAGGCGTCTCAACAGTTTTTGTTTTGTCTATAGACCATCTAATACAAGAAGATGTGTTTTGCCAACCATCTTGGGGTTCTTCTGATGGTATCTGGCACAGATCGTGGAAAGATGATAAACTATGAGGACTGAGACAGTCACCAGGCGTGTTCCTGCCATAGACAACAAAACCGACAGTTGGTGGATGCGAACAGAGAGAAATCAAATCGTTATTTTTGATTTCAAGCCGGAAATAGACGAAGACAATCAGTATGCAATCAACAATAGAGATGTTGATCAATATGGAGTTTACTGGGATTCAATTCAACATATTCGGGACATCTATATCATACCACAGGCAACAAGAGAATCAGTCATTGTTTTAGACCCAAGTAAACTCATTACAGATAGTGTTCGCTTGTTTTCATGTTGGGGTCCAACCACCAAGGTTGCTGTAGTGGAATCGTGGAAGGATGATGTTTTGTGAAACTGCCTGAAGGATTGATAGACCATTCAAGAACAGTCATCTTCAACAACTGTACCAAGTTTTGGTGGCTAAGATTTGAGTATGACAGTATTTTACTTATGCCGAAGAAGCCAAAACCTGATGCAACTGGTCAGCTATATACTTTTGATCCCATCATAAATGTAGTATCTTGGCATACTTGTTTTGAATGTGATGACTTGTTTATGATTGGGCTAGCACAAGTAACTGTAAACGGTATGCCTATGCAACCACATGTATTTGTGTTACGAAAATCAAATCTAATAACAACGTCGGTGTATGCTACATATTCAAATATTTTTGGAATAAAACCACCTGAATTATTTACTTCATGGAAGGATGATGAATTATGAAAATTTCTGGTTACATGACAACACGTAACTGCGTGGAAATGAACTACCCGTTTGTTGAGTGTATCAAATCTATGTTGACGTTTTGTGATGAAGTAGTTGTGGCAGACTCAACGGATCACAAGGCTGATAACACGCAAGAAGTTCTAGAAGACCTCATGGAGAAATATGACAACCTTCATGTTGTGCATGTGGATGTAGACTACTCTGTACCAAATCATGGTATTTGGGATGGCAAGATGAAAGCCGTAGCCCGTGCTCAGTGTACAGGAGACTACCTGTGGCAAATGGATTCTGATGAAATAGTACAGTCTGGAATTAGACCACTGCTTGAGGCAGTTCTTGGCAAGACAATGAAAGACCCAGGTTCTGGTTCGCTTTTGGCTTTGCCAGTTGTTGAGTACTGGGGCTCTGATGGAAAAGTTCGAGTTGATGTAAACCCGTGGAAATGGCGAATTTCAAAGAATGACCCAAACATCACACACGGCATTCCTCGTCATCTTAGAAAATGGGAAAAGGTTCAAGGTTATGGAGATGAAGAATTTCTGTTTGCCAAACAAGGAACGGACGGATGTGACTACATCTACAAGGACTCTGGAGATGTAGTGCCTTGTATCCATTTTATGACTAACGAGGTTGACCAGGTTAGAAGACAGTCTCTTATGGGCGATGGCAATAGCCTTGCTTTGTATGAACAGTGGTTCAACAAGTGCGTTGTGGAACTACCAACCGTTTATCATTTTTCTTGGTGGTCTGTGTATGAGAAGATCAAGAAATTCAAACACACATGGAACTCACAGTGGCTAAGCCTATACAATGAGAAGAGAGATGACTCTACATGGAACCCATTCTTTGAACAGTCTCTTGATACAGTAACTAACAGTCAAATCAAACTGTATTCAAAAATCATTGAAGAGAATACTGGTGGACATATCTTCCACAAGAAGTGGGACTACACAACGACTCCTTCTGTTCGTATAAATCAACCAGTGCCTGAATTGATTAACACATGGACAAGTCCGATTTCAAAAAAGAAATAGTTCCTGGGAATTTCGTATACTTTGCAAAGTATATTCCTGAAACTGATGAGCTAGAACCTGCTGCTCTTTTTGTGTTGAAAGTCTTTGAGAACTATGTTATAGTATTACAAGATGAATCTGTAAAAGAGTATGATAAGTCTCTGTTGTGTGATGACTTTGACAAAGTCAAAAAACATATTGCATCTTGGAACGTGAAAGAAAGTTAGATGCCAATTTACAAAAAGGAAATGTTTGACTGGGTTCCTATTCAAGATGGGGACAAGTCTATTTGTTTGGCACACCCAAGCATGAGTATTGGTTCTAACTTTGTTGGCAAAGAAGTAATTTGGAACAAAGATAGAAAAGAAATTGAAGAATATGGTTCGGGGTACTATCCATATTACGTAGATGGAGAGTTTGTTAGATCCAATAATATCTTTCCAAAAGATTGGTCACACTATAACAAACAACCAGATTTAAAAAAGAGTAAAATTTACAAGCACTTTAGAGAGGTTCAGCCAGGAGAAATGGATACTCTTTGCAGTTTAGATAGCAAGTATAGAACCATACCTAGAGCTATAGTGCATGAAGATTTTAGAATTTTTGATTGTGAACCTCAGTTGGTCATGTATGTTGGAAAAGAACTTATGAAGCCAAGTAAAACTATTTGTGCAGACTTAGATTTTGCTCCAGCACCAGAGATGGTTCACCTAAAGTTCATAGTTGGAGAAAGACTAATGACATTTTGCAATCGTGCGTATTTAGATTTTGCACAGTATACTTCAAGGTCTGGTCCTGTGTCAAAATCTGGAGACGCCTTGTTTAAATCATGGTTATATCACAAGGATACTTTATATGTATCTAAAAACAGAAAGATAAAATAATATGAATGAAGAACAATTTTGCTATTGGCTACAGGGTTTCTTTGAAATGACAGAAGCAGACACACTTTCAAAAAAACAAATCCTTATGATTAAGGAACACCTTAATCTTGTGTTTACAAAGGTAACTAATTCACCAAAAGACTTAGCAGGTGAAGATTCTTCAATATTCTTCGTTCCAAGACCTGGATATGATCCAAATGAACCAGTCTGTCAAACAGTTGAAACTAAGACACAAAAGCGTTCACCAATAAGACGAGAACAACGTTACTGTCAACAAGACATAATTCCAGCTCATTCTTGTTCATTAGAAACAATTGGATTTAAGTGATGACTCTTGTTTCTGTAATAGTAACTAACTACAATCATAGTCAGTATATTCAACAAGCTGTTAGAGCAATTGAAAATCAGACTCACAAAGATATTGAGATTATCATAGTTGATGACTGCTCTACAGATGACTCAGAAGTTCACTTAAAAGACTTTGAAGGTCGTGGACACAAAGTCATAAGGTTGCCAACCAACAAAGGTAAGTGGAATGCCCTTAACGTTGCCTGTGAGGCTGCTAGAGGCTCTTTGATTACTTTGCAGGACGCAGATGACTCCTCTTGTAAACAACGCTTAGAATGGCAGCTAGATGCCTTAAAGAAAACAGATTCATATCACAATCTTTGTTTGTTTACTCACTGTTGGAATCAAGAAGATATAGACAAGGCAGAAACAGAAATGTACTCAAACATGTCTAATATCCTTGGACACAAGGAAGTCCTAACAAGAGTTCACAAAGGCTGGAAGACTCCTGGAGTCAATCACTATAGTCTAGGAAACATAGAAGCTCATGGAGCTTCTTCGTTGTTTTATAAACAGCACTGGCAAATGGGTATGAAGTTTCTTCCTGGAAACATGGGACTTAGAGTTCAGGTTGCAGAAGACTCAGACCACAACACGCGCATGACTTTACTTCTACAGAAAACAAGTGTGTTGTTGGCTCCTATGTATTGTTATAGACGCGGGACATCTACAAATGGAGCTTGGTTGGAGGCAAAATAGCGGAAATTACGTGCCCTACTATATACTTACTTGCATGAATACAAACTACAATGGTCATTCTCGTAAGTCGGGCATCTATCAAATAAGAAACCTTATCAATGGAAAGGTCTACATTGGCTCTGCCAAGCGATTCAAATCAAGGTTTGCACATCATCTGAACTCTCTCAGCAAGGGCACCCACCACAACAAGCACCTGCAAGGTGCTTTTAACAGAGATGGTTCGGGCGCTTTCATTTTTGAAGTTTTAGAAGTTGTTGAGGGAGAACAAACAGATAGACTTCTTGTTGAGCAGAAGCACCTAGATTCTTATCAAGAATCTTGGGAGAATTGTTACAACTTCAAGAAACAGTCCAAGGCGGTGCCAAGGTCATGTTGTTCAAACAACCCAGAAGAAACTCAAAAAAAACGCAAAGAAACTTGTTTGGAAAGATATGGAGTTGAAGCTTGGGCTCAAACAGATGAAGCCAAAGAAAACCTAAGACAAAAATTTACTGGAATTAAACGAACGCCAGAAGAAATTGAAAAGGCTGCTGCTGCCCGACGAGGATCAAAATGGAGCGAGGAAACTAGAAAAAAGTATTATGATTCACGATATACCACAAAAGAGAGGAATAGACTTTCTAAGTGGAGTAAGTCTCTTTGGGAGAATCCAAAATACAGACAAAAGAAAACAGAAGAAGCCAAATGCAGAGTTACATCCAAAGAAACCAGACAAAAAATGAGAGAAGCTAAACTTGGCACAAAGGCATCTCTTGAAACACGACAAAAATTGTCCAAAATCCGAACAGGTAAAAAACTACCTCCAAGGACCGAAGAGTATAGAAAGAAAATGTCGAAATCAAAATTAGGAAAAAAAGTACATTCAGAAGAATCAAAACGCAGGATGTCAGAAAGTAAAAAAGGAAAAGCAGCAATCAAACCACTAAGATCAGTTTCTCAATTTTCTTTAAGTGGTGAGTTTATTAAAAATTACGAAAGTGTTATTCTTGCTGCAAGGGAACTTGGCATATATGATTCTAATATTCACAAAGCTTGCAAAGGCACAATAAGCCAAACTGGTGGCTTTCTATGGAAGTACACTGAAACGCAGCAATACATATGAATCCAGTTGAAATAGGAGATTTGGTTTGGTACTCAAATAAATTCTTGAAATACCCAATACAAGTCTTTGTTGTAGATGTTGTGCCATGTCATGAAAACTTCAAAATATTTGGATGGAGCAGAATAAAGATACTATATGACACAAAAGTGTATACTGTATACAGACGCTTCTTATCACACAACATAGACACATGCAAAAAAGATCCAAACGAACTAATGGCACAAGCAGCCGTAAGGTTTTGAAAATGAAAAAGAAAAAATCACCAAGACCAATTTCAAAAAATCTCAAAGCTGGAGACTTGATGTGGCACTGGGACAGTGATTTGCCTGAACCAAACATGGTTATGGTTCTAGAAGACTTTAAGTTAAACTGGCCTTTAGGAGCTTTTAACAAGCCTGTCCTTGTTCTTGATCAAGAGCAAAGAAAAACAATTGATAGGATGTATCTATCCAAATACAAAAACAGCTGTAAGCGACATTTTTCCATTCCGTTTATTTCTTTCCCACCAATACAAACGATGCAACAAACGTTTACCAGTGTAACTCATATTGTAAGCAACCCACCAACAACATTTACTTCTAATACAATTTCAATAGAAAAGTTTCCAACGGTTGGAAATACAACAACGTTGTTAGCTAATAACTATGAAACAATCAGCAAAACATAAGCCAGGTGACTTGTTGTGGTATCACAATTTTCAGTTTGAAAAGCCAATAATGGTTTTAGTGCTAGAATTTGTCAGCCAAAGCAAGCACAACGAACCTTGTTACAAAGTTCTATGCGAAGAGAAAGTTGGCTACGTACTTCCACAGTTCTTAGGTAAGAACAAGAATGGTTGTGGAATTGATGGATGGTTATTTACAGATAAGCTATTCACAAACCCACGAAGAGCCCCGGCAAACAGGAAATTCTGATGTTTCATGAAGTAATAAGGAAAGTAAAAAAATCTGTACTCAAATACAATAACGTTGTTGCTGGCGACCTTATGTGGTATTGGCCAATGTCAGAGAAAGACCCTGTTATTGTCATGACTCTTTCGGATTGGCATTCTAGCAAAGACATCCCTGAAACAACTGTTCGTATTCTTCATAACGAAAAAGTAATAAGCATTGTAAGAAAACATATATATGATTCAGAAGCCGAAGCAAAGAAAATATCAGGGTTTACCATACCTGGAGTTAGGCAAATATTCCCTTCGATGATTGCCAATGAGATTGTTTCTGTAAGTCCAATGAATCTTCCATCTGGTCTTTTGTCCTACATGAATAATCAATACCAAGTTTCTACAAAACAGTCAGACAATGAAGAAGAGGAAGGCAAGTGACCATAACAAAAAAATCTTCAAGTTTCTATGAAGAAATTCCATACAGTTATGTTGTTATGCCTGCTGACAAAACTGGTAGTGTGATACACCAGAACAACGACCCATATATGTCTTTGCTTGCTGGTGACCTTATGTGGTACTGGCCAGATATTCCTGGGTCTATAGGAGAACCTCAAATGGTGATGGTTTTGAAAGACTGGGATGTAAAGCAAATGATACCAAACAGAAATGGTGACGTTTTTATGAGCGACACTATAGAAGTTTTGTTTGAAGATACAACTATTCGTGTAATAACTAGTGACCTGTATGAAACCAAAGAAACTTGTAACCTTTGCCAACCATATTCTATTCTAAGTAACCTGAAAAAAATCTCAAACAACTTTGTTCAATCTATGTCTTCTGACATAGCATACAGTCAAGATCTAGAGATCTTGGATATGGACATAGCGTTCAATCAAGACATGGAGTTATTAGATATGCTAAAGGATTACAAGTGAATATCGTCATCTACTCAAAAAATCGCTCTTGCCAGCTTGATGCTCTTCTCAGGTCCCTCAAGAAGAATTTTGCTGAGTATGACTCATCTTTGGTTTCTGTAATTTGGAAGGGTGACAAGGGATTCAAGGGAGGCTATACCAAGATCAAGAACAAGTTCCCAGAAGTCAACATGGTATCAGAAGACAACTTCAAACAGCAAACGATTGGCTGTATTGACGAAGCTCAAACTCACACCATGTTCCTGGTTGATGACATCTTGTTCAAGATGCCGTTCTCAGAACAGGATGTTCAAGTCAAGTCTCTTACAACTCTAAAAGAGATTTTGTGTGTATCTTTAAGGCTTGATAAAAACATCAACGTGTGTTATGCCTCGTCCACACTTCAGAACGTTCCAACGTTACTTGAAAAGTTCCCAATGTGGGACTGGTCGAAGGCTGAAGGCGACTGGGGATATCCTATGTCACTGGACGGTAATGTCTACCTGACAAAAACTATCAAGAAGATTATTCGAGGTCTTGAATTTGAGAATCCAAATGACCTAGAATCCAAGATGGATATCTATGCTAGACAGAACGTTGGAATCTTGCCAAAAATGATGGTTTGTTTCTTTGAGCGATCTAGGCTGTTCAATGTGCCTGCCAACCGTGTTCAAGAAGTGTTTCAGAACCGTTCCGAGAACTCCTACACGGTTGAAGACCTAAACCACAAATTCTACAAGGAAGGTATGGTCATTGACATTTCGACCCTTGACGCCGTGAAGAACACATCGTGTCACTGGGCTTTTGACTATGAGTTTGTAGAGGAAGAAAAGTGAAGAGAGTAAAACTCATATCAGATGGAACTTGGTTCGACGAAGGAACCGAAGTGTACCAATACGATAAGTCTCCATTGGAGAGAATGACTCTTGAGGAGTATTCCATGTGGAAAAAAGAAGGTTTGATCCTTGTTTGTGGATACCGCAATGGAGAGATTGATGGAGAGTCGTGTTGTTTAGACGAATTTTCTGTTGAGGAAGTAGACTCGTGACCAAAGAAGAAGCAAGGAAGTTGTACCTGGAAATGCTAGAACGAACAAAAGACATCGAACTGCCCGATGGACTCTTAGTTGGGACCCCCACAGAAGAATATGACTCTTGGCTAGATGAACCATGGACAGAAGAAGAGATAGAATCCTTCGCAAACCTAGACTCAGAAGAGTTGGAGGAATGGAAATGAGTGGCGGAAACCTAATAGTAAGATTCAAGGCTATTGGTACTCCATATGCAGTTTGGGAAGAAGTTGACCCTGGCTGGATAAAACTAAGAACGAAAAGATTTGGGACTGCCGATGAAATTGAAGTTGAACTATGGGAAGAACTCCACAGAAGTTTATCACTAAGACGCTATGTTCGTAGTGTTGCCGAGATGTGCGAAGATTCAAAAAGAATTGGCGAGCGGGAGTTTGATGGCAGCATTACTAAAATGTATACTGACGACGAGATTGCTGCACTTTACCAAAAACCAAAATCCACACAACTATCCTTTGACTGGGAAGACACAGAAGAACATGACAACGAAAACACCAAGTGAAGAATTGCAGGCAATGCCTATTGTAGAAGATGGTGACGTTCATCCAGAGTGGCGCAAGGTAGTAAACAAAGTCAATGCCGCAATTGTCAACGGTTCTTTACCTTCTCTGTTAGCTGACCCAAACTTTCAGGGTTACTTATTTATGAATTCTCAGGGAGAGATTCTAAGAAACCAAACTCACATCATACAGAAGTTCTTCACTAAAGATCTTTACGATGCCGCTCTTAAAGATCCAAGTGATGCTGAGTTATTCCCAGAAATATCATTTGATGGACAACGGACAACTCACAACAGTGTTCATCACCTGTACCACATGGCTAGATATGTTAGAAAGCTTGGCGAAGAAAATCTATCATCTACTAACTCTGTTGTAGAGTGGGGTGGAGGATATGGCAACTTCTGTAAAGTTTTTCTCAAGGCTTTTGACACAGAGTGTAAAAAAACATACACGATTATAGACCTGCCAGAAATGTGTATACTACAGGCTTGGTATCTTCGAAGAGTTTTTGGAGAAGAAAGAGTCAACCTCGTAACCAGCACAGGGCAACTTATAGACGGAAAGATCAATATAGTTCCTAATCCTCTATACAAGAGTCTTGAAGTCAAAGCTGATTTATTTGTTAGCACTTGGGCTTTATCTGAAAGTCCTAAAAGCTCTCATGTGGACGTGGCAGAACGAAACTTCTTTGGAGCATCAAAATTTCTATTTGGGTTCCACCAGTGTGGTGATCACATTCCATTCTATAGCGAATCTACTCACTTAGGGTTTATTCTCAAAACAAATGGGTGTAAAATTGAAGACATGAAGATCATCCCTGGCATAAACTACTATGCTTTCAAGTGAAAGAATTCTCAATGTTAATACCATTTGAACAGTGCATCCAACAATGTGGAAATCCTCTAAAAGGCATACTGCATATTGGAACTGATGTTGGATCCGAAGCAAAAGCCTATAGCGAACAAGGAGTCAGACGTGTTATCTGGTTTGAAACAGATAGGATGTTAATGAAGCCACTGTATGAAAAAACAGTAGTCTTTCCAATGAAGAGTGAATATGTGAATGAAAGTTTTGGAGAATCAAGAAAATTTGAATCCTTCTATAAGGAGAACCAGGTTCACCTAAACATCTATGACTTTGACTGTGTTCACATAAGTGATTCAAACTCTCTTTCGGTTCTACAAGGCTTTGGTAACATGTTTGAACGCTTCCAAAACCTAAAGGCTGTTTACTGTCAAGGCGGAGAAGAAGTAGATTCATTTCTATCCACATTTAATTTTCACAGAGTTCTTACACGTATGACCGAACAACGTTCCGACGCTTTCTATGTAAGACAATAGGAATTGTTATGAGTTGGAAACATACTTTTGAAGTTGGCGACTTAGCTTGGGTTAAGAACATTGACAAGCTTGAGCTTGTTCTAATTCTGAACATATACACAAAAGAATCCAATCCACACTTTGACAAGGATAGAACCCTAGAAGTTTTATGGCAAGAAGGAAAGTATTTTGTATACCCAAACCAAACATGGAGTTTTTCTGATAAGCCAGATATGTAAGAAACCACAATGAACATTAAAGTAATAGCAAACAATCAAACAGCAAGAGGTCCTGGCAAAGTGTACCAAAATCTGGTATCTGGCTTAAAGGAGCTTGGACACGGAGTCAACCAGCCAATTATTGGGGAGCATGACCTTACCGTTGTTTTGCAACTGGTTCCCAATATTCAACAGTATGACTCCCGTTCAACCCTTTATGGACCCAACCTTGTAGTTTTGCCAACAGAAGCCAAGGAACTCTTCTCAGACCCAGCAAAACACTTTCTAGTTCCAAGCCAGTGGGTAAAAGACAAGTACTCACAATTTGACTTTGTTCATCCAGATAACTTGCATGTATGGGCTGTTGGAATTGATACGAACAAGTGGTTACCAATTGACTCTCATAAAAAGTCTCAAGATTGTTTCATCTACTTCAAGAATCGTTCACAGGCAGATCTTGAAGTAGTAAAGCTTATGATGAGAAAGTTCAAACTCAGATATTCCATCATAGAATATGGAAAGTATGGAGAACTTGAACTTCTTGAAGCGTGTCATAACTCAAACTTTGCAATTCTACTAACGGACACCGAGTCACAGGGAATTGCCTACATGGAAATTCTAAGCACGGACACACCATGCTATGTTTTCAACAAGAATCAGTGGAAATCTGAAGATGGCAGTGTAGTTTGTCAAGCGTCTTCTGTTCCATATTTTAGTAACAAGTGTGGAGAGATTGCAATGGATCCAATTTCCATTGACCAGTTCAAGACGTTTGTGAGTGATACAAAGTTCTTAGGAAAGAATCTCTACTCTCCAAGAGACTACATGATTAACAATCATACACTTGAACAATCCGCAGAAAGCCTTTTGAGAATTGCGTCAGAATCACTTGGTTTCAAGTCATGAGAGTTTCATGCATTAGTCCATGTTATAACATGGAACGCTACTTGAAGTTGTTTCTTGAAGAGTTGCCAAAACAAACAATCTTTGACGAGATAGAAGTAGTTTTAGATCACAATGAACCCACCAACCAAGAGTTAGAGTGGGTTGCTTCGTTTCAAAAGCAGTATCCTGGCAAACTAAAACATATCATTGTCAATCCAGTGGATCCTATTGGCATATCTATGAACAGGTGCATTGCAGAGTCACTAGCTCCAAATATTTGTATATGGAATGTTGATGACCTAAGAACACCAGATAGCCTTGAGAAACAAGTAAAGATTCTTGAAGAGAACTCTGATGTCGGAGTTTCATATGGTAATTTCATTATTGTAAAATCTTGGGGTTCCAAGCATGGACAATATATGGACCACAACCAATTTCTATATCCACCTCAAGAGCTTACGAGAGGAATGATACTCGGACCATTCTTCATGTGGAGAAAGTCGCTCAATGAGGTTATAGGCTATTTTGACGAGCAACTAAAGTCAGGAGCAGACTTTGACCTTGCAGTTAGGCTGTGTTCTGTCTCCAAAGCTGAAATGGTTCATGGAGTTTTGGGTTATTACCTTGATGAAGGTCGTGGTGCCTCAACTAATGGCTCATGGAAACAACCAGTAGAGCGTACTGTTGTTGAAGTTAGATATGGAATAACAGATAAGGTTGAGCCACAACTGGTTCAGCACGAAAAGTTTAAAGACTATGACCCTATGACTATTGTCAATTTTGGCAAAGCTCACTGTGTTCGAGAATTCTTTGAAGATTATGACGCTTTCACAAAAGGAAACTCCAGATGAAAATCATTGCACTGTTACCATTCAAAAACGAATCAAGGTTCCTCGCAAGTTATCTATCAAGCATTTCAAAGTGTTGCGATGCTTTAATAGCTGTTGATGATGGTTCTGTTGATGGAGGTAAAGAAATACTTGAAGCATCACAAACTTCTAAGTTTGCTGTTAGTGTACACAGTAAAAAACAACAAGGTTCGTGGTCTGTTCATCAAACAAGACAAGACCTACTTGATTTTGGTAGAGCTGCTGGAGGAACTCACTTTGTGTGCCTAGATGCTGATGAAACATTTACGGCTCCGTTCTTGAAAAAGTTTCCAAAAGTTCTATCAAGCATGAAGCCGGGAGACAAGATTTCTATGCAATGGTTAGCTGTCTGGAAATCTCTTGACCACTACAGAAATGATGCAAGTGTTTGGTCTAATAACTACAAGGACTTCATTTTCTGTGACGATGGAACCTCTTCTGCGCACATGAACTTCTTGTGTGAGGGTAGAACTCCAGGAGAAAACAACGAAACCAACTTACTCAAGTTGAATCCAAAGTATGGTGCTGTATTGCATTGGCAGTTCTCTGACTGGCAAGCATTCCAAGAAAAGCAGTGCTGGTATAGATGTCAGGAGTTAGTGCTTGGAGAAAAATCTGCTGCCGCGATCAATCAGAAATACAGTATAACTCTTGATGACAACAGGGCGTTAGTTGAACCAATTCCAGAATCATGGCTAAGTGGTATTACTTGTCCAAAGCCAATAAGTCTAGCAAGAACAGAACAATCCTGGCATGTCAAAGAAATTGCAGAACTGTTTACTAAGCATGGAGTTGAACCATTTATGTCTCTTGATATTTGGCATGTACACCAAATCAAAAATCTTGTAAAGTGAATCTATGAATAGAGTTTTGATTACTGGTGCTGCTGGTTTGTTTGGTGCGAATTTTTCAAGACACCTACTCTCAAAGGGTCACAGGGTGTTTGGAGTTGACAACCTAAGTGGCGGCAGCATTGAGCATGTTGCGAAACACAACAATTTTGTGTTCATGCATTGCAATGTTGGACACAAAGAATCTGTTCTTGGCTTAGTTGAGTCTGGCACTATAGACTATGTGTATCACTTTGCAGCAATGGCTGCTGCCGGTTTGAGCCCATATATCAGAACTCAAAACTATCAAGACAACATAATTCAGCCATCAAAACTAATCAATGCTTGTATCAATGGCAATGTAAAGAAGTTTATCTTTACGTCCTCAATGGAAGTATATGGTAGTGCCCCTTCACCATTTTTTGAAGATGGCATTTTAAAAGCAATACCAGAAACTCCATATGGCATAGCAAAAAGAGCTATTGAACTTGACCTTGAATCTGCTTACAAGTACCACGGTCTTGATTACGCAATTGTTCGCCCACACAATGTTCATGGAATTTACCAAAACATTTGGGATAGGTATAGAAACGTGATTGGTATCTTCATTCGTCAAGCTATCGCTGGAGAGCCCCTGACGGTTTATGGAGATGGTCTACAACAGAGAGCCTACTCTGACATCAAGTACTACATGGAGCCTCTAGAAAAGCTTATGAGTATTCACTCTAGACAAGACTATGGAAGCATGCCAGTATGGAATATCGGGGCGGATAAACCAAGCACCATTCTAGACTTGGTTACAAGCGTAACTAAGGCGGCAAAAGAAAATGAACTAAAACCAGTACAGATACAGTATCTGGAAGAACGAACAGAAGTAAAAGAAGCTTGGTGTAACCATGACAAAGCTAAATCTGAACTAGGCTTTATAGATGAAACAGTTCTTGATACACTTGTTGGTGACATGATGAAGTGGGCTATTGCGCAAAAACCAAAAGAAGTTAAGACTGTTGACTATGAAGTTACCAAAAACCTATATGGATACTGGAAATGAAAAAGATTAAAATTGCATTTGTAAAATTTGGCGGGTTATCTGCTGGAGGTACTGAAAGAGGCTTACAAACTGTTTGTGCAAATCTTCCAAAGGACAGGTTTGATGTAACATATTTCTACTGTGACTCCGCTCCATATATTGGATCAAATTGGATACACCCAGATACAGATCCAGATAGAAAAGCATACATGGAATCCAATGAAGTCAAATTGGTCAAATTTGACGTTGGGTTCAAAAACGTGCAAACTCCAACGCATACATGGATTGATACGAACTTTTGGGATGTGTTCAATGAGAATGACTTCGACATCATACAGACCGCCAGAGCTGGACATCCAGAGTATCCATTTACTCATATAAAAAACATTCCAATTGTAGACTTGATTACGTTGCCAGGTATGGCAGATAATCAAAGTAACATTGCAAAGAGTGTTCACATATCAAACTTTCAAAAGGATACATGGGTCAAAGCTGGTGGACCTGAACACAAAGCAGTAGTAATTCCACTTCTTTCAGAAATGCCAGAGGTACCTGAACAATCAGATTCAATCAGAGGTAAGGTCTTTCCAGCAGACTTGTTTGCATATGGCTTACACCAGCGTTCAGATGATGGCATATATTCTTCGGTTCCGCTACAAGCTTATTCAAGCATTGAGACTGATAATACATGTTTTGTTATGCTTGGTGGTTCAACCAAATATCAAGAACAAGCAAAGAAATTAGGTCTAAAGAACTTCTTTTACTTGCCTTCAACTGGAGACTATACTGAGATTTTTAAGTTTCTTTCTGGTTTGAATGTATATGCTCACGGAAGAGCAGATGGTGAAACGTACTCTATGGCAATAGCAGAAGCGTTGAAGTGTGGTTTACCAATTGTAACTCACAAAGCCCCAGCCATGGGTCATGTTGAAACTTTTGGAAGTGCAGGAATGGTTGCTTCAACCATAGAAGAATACGCTACATATTTGTCTGATTTAAGACTTGATTTTTGTTGGTATGAAAACTTGGTTAAAGAAGCGAAGAAACAGTACAAGAACTATGTTTCACTTGAAACAAATATAGAAAAATGGATTCGTGTGTATGAAGAAGTGTATGCTAGTCATCTTCCTATAGAATCAAGCTTAGAAACAAATGACTGGTTGAAGGGATGGATGGAATGAAAATATGCATACTCGGTTCGGAAGGACAAATTGGAAAACCTCTTGCTAGATTTCTAAAGTCGCAAGACGTTAGAAAAGTTGACATCAAACTTGGCGACTTACATGACCTAAGAAGTTCTGCACGAGAAGCAGAACTTTTGATTGGTGATGCAGACTATGTTTTCTTTTTGGCATTTGATATTGGTGGTTCGAAGTATTTGGCGCATGCTGACAAAACACAAGAATTTATTTCAAACAACGTAAAGATCATGGATAATGTATTCACGGCTTTGGCTAGAAAGAAGGTTCCATTTTTATATGTATCTTCTATGATGGCTGCCAAGTCTAAGGATAGTAACTATGGGCTTTTGAAAGACCTTGGAGAAAGATATGTGAACACTATGAGTAGTCAAGGTGCATCTGTAAGACTATGGAATGTGTTTGGAGAACAAGAGTACGGAGACAAATCCAATGTCATTACAGACATGATTCACCGTGTCAAAACATGGGCATACATCAATTTAGAAACAGATGGACTAGAATCAAGAAACTTCTTACATGTTAGTGACTGTGTCCGCGCTCTTGCAACAATCATGGATAACCACAAGCACGCTGTTGAAAGTTTTACTCAGCCAATTCATGTCTTTGGAGAAAAAATGATGACCATCCAAGACGTTGCAAAAATTGTTTCTGAAATCCACAAGGAGCACACTGGAATAATTCCAAGTATTATTTCTGGCAAAGAAGATGCATTTAGTCATGACACTCCAGAGCTTCGACCTTCTGAATTAAATGCAATCCCAAAAGAACTATGGGCACCACTAATATCAGTTGAAGATGCGATTAGAAAACTTTATGAAGGAACTAACCTATGACAGACTTGCTGCACTTTACTAAAGAGTTAGCTTTCTTTTGTGAAAAAGACAACCTAAGAAAAATGGACTTGGAGTGTTCAGAGCTTGACCTAGTAAAGAAGAATGAAGAATTTTGGGGATACTACCGCAACATACCAGAAGGTTCAGGAAAGTACTTGTATTTCATGCATCTGCTTACCAAGCACCCAGAACGATTCAAAACCATTGTCGAGCTTGGAAATCGTGAAGGTCTATCAACTCTAGCTGTTGCGACAGCTCTGTCAGCAGAACAGACATTTACTTCTGTTGATATTGTTCGTGACCTAAGATATGTACCAGACAGCATCAAACAGTCACCACAGGTTTATTTTCAGTTTGGAAACTGTTTATCAGATTCTTGCTTAGAACTTATTCCCAACAATATTGACTTGATTTTGTTTGATACAATCCACACCTATAAACAGGTATCACAAGAATGGATTTGTTACAAGCCAAAACTATCAGACGAAGCTGTTGTTCTTATCGATGACATCAACTTTGGTGACAAACGAAGAATATTGGATGAACTCGGCGATGAGTGTACTGTGCTTGAAAATACGTTTATGCACAGTTCAGGATTTGCAGTAGTTGTTTTTAAGAGAAAGTTGGACAAGTGAAACTTTTAGTAACTGGTGGAACTGGAATGGTGGGAAAAGCTATTCAAGAACGCATTTGGGATGAAGAAGGAGTCTTTGTTGGTTCAAAGAATTTTGACCTTACAAACTCTGAACAAGTAAATGACATGTTCAAGTGGAACAAACCTACACATGTGATTCATCTTGCTGCTAAAGTCGGCGGCGTAAAAGCTAACATGTCTGCAAATGGAGATTTTTGTGCTCTCAATCAACAAATTAATGCAAACGTACTTCGCGCTGCCAACGAAACTAAGTCTTGCGTAAAAGTTGTTTCGCTGCTTAGTACATGTGTATACCCAGATAGTGCTCATGTTGTCTACCCTTTAACAGAATCTCAGTTGCATAAGGGACCACCACACAGTTCTAACTTTGGCTATGCATACTCCAAAAGAATGATTGAAGTTCAGTCGCGAGCCTACAACGAACAAAATGGAAACAAGAAGTTCATTTGCGCAATTCCAAACAACATTTATGGTAAGCATGATAATTTCGACCTCGAAGATAGTCATGTAGTGCCTGCAATGATGCGCAAAATATATGAAGCAAAACTGTCTGGCGATTCCAAGTTGAAACTGTGGGGAACTGGTGAAGCCATTAGAGAGTTTACATATGCACCTGATATTGCAAGGGATCTGTTGAATCTTGTTAATCTAGTTTATCCGCTATATGAAACTTACAACATTGGAAACACATCACAGCCAATTTCAATAAAACGACTTGCAGAGACACTTTGCATGATTTCTGGATTTGACTATGCCAAAATTGAATGGGATAGTTCAGAACCAACAGGACAACTAAGAAAACCATCCTCCACTGCTCTCTATAATAGCGAATACCCAATGGAATACTACACAACAATAGAAGTTGGACTTAGGGAAACATGGGATTGGTTTGAAGAAACCTACCCAAACGTTAGAGGCAGATAGTGAAAGAATGTGAAATGATGAATAGGTGGGGTCACCTTCCATTACTAGTTGGATTTCCAAGGTCTGGAAATCATTTTGTAAATGCAGTACTAGAGCTTTACTTTGATAGACACAGAGCGCCGCCTCAAGATGGAGGCTTAACATTTCTTCCTGGAAAATCTTCTAACTATATGTGGCTTTCCATTCATGATCATCATCTGGATATAATTCCACAAAATTCAAAAGGAGCAATTCTTCTTGTAAGAGATCCTGTTGATGTAATGTATTCTTGGACAAGTTTAAACAGAAACAAGTCTGAGTTTTTCATAAAATCAGAAACAAGAAGGTATAACTCCTTTATTGGAAAGTGGAACAAAATTGCTGGTGTTAAAATTTACTATGAAAATTTTTTGAAAACCCCGGATATTCCAATTCAAAAAGTATCAAACTTTTTTGATGTTCCATTTGACAAAGAGAAGGCTTTGGAAGCAGTCAGTGTTGTTTCAAAGGAAAAGCTTCACAAAAAAGCAAATAGAAGATCAAGATATCACGGTGTAAAACATCTATCTGCTGAGTATCAAGACTCCAGAGAAGCCTTTAGAAAACAATGGGCGTCTGTAATTTACAGCATGGAAACAACCAATGTCAACAAAACAAAAAACAGCAATCCTTAGTGGAGTTACAGGACAAGATGGAAGCTACTTGGCTGAGCTTCTACTTGAAAAGGGATACAAGGTAGTAGGCATTCGTCGTCGTACTTCTACGTTCAACACAGAAAGACTTGAGTCATTCTATGAACATCCAAATTTTGCAATGGAGTGGGGTAACATCACTGATGCCTACTCTCTCTATAGGATTGTCAACAAGTACAATCCAGACGAGATTTACAACCTAGCTGCAATGAGTCACGTGAAGGTTTCGTTTGACGTTCCAGAGGAGACACTTGACACGGTTGCCAAGGGCACCATGCACTTGCTCAATATCATCAAGGAGCACTCGCCCCACACAAGGTTTTATCAGGCATCTTCATCAGAGATGTATGGCGTAGCACCATGTCCAACAACAGGCTACACGGAGAACGACAGGATGGAGCCAGCAAGCCCATATGCGTGTGCAAAACTCTACGCTCACAATCTAGTCAAGAACTATCGGGCTGCCTATGGACTGCACCTTAGTTCAGGCATTTTGTTTAATCATGAGTCTCCAAGAAGAGGTGAGACGTTTGTAACTCGAAAGATTACGCAAGCGGCAGCCAGAATCAAGCTTGGAAAACAAGATAGGCTTGTCCTTGGAAACCTTGAAGCCAAGAGGGACTGGGGACATGCCAAGGACTATGTAGAAGCCATGTGGCTCATGCTTCAACAAGACAAGCCAGACGACTACGTGATTGCCACTGGGGAAACACACTCCGTAGATGAGTTCCTCGAAACGGTATTCAATCGAGCCAATCTTAGCATACCAATCTATGTCTACTCTAATGCTCAACGATACATCCGTCCACAGGAAGTTCCTTATCTGTTGGGAGATGCCTCAAAAGCAAAACGAGTTCTTGGATGGCAGCCTAAGACCACGTTTGAAGAACTCGCTATTGAGATGTATGAGAGCGACTTGAGGGAAGAGAGTTAGTAATAAATATGTTACTATGTTAGACGTTCTCATACAAAAGTCTTTTGACCAAGTATTATCTTTCTGTAGCAACAAATAACGTTGCAATTTCAACAGGAAAAGATATGATTGAACAAGAGAGTCTCTTGAATGCAGATGCTGAACTACTTGAACTAGATGATGATGACGATGATGACCTGTTCATCAAGCCTGTTAAGAAACATAAAATTCTAATGATTTCAGATCACCCACTGGCAACGTCAGGCGTAGGTGTTCAATCAAGAGTTCTAATTGACGGTCTCATTGCAACCGGAAAGTTCACCTTTAGGTGTCTTGGTGCTGCTATGAAACACCAAGATCACAGAACTGTTCAAGTCAACCCAGACTTCATCGTGAAACCAATTGAAGGCTTCGGTAACAAGCCTATGATTAGGCAGCTTCTTCTAACCGAGAAGCCAGACGCAATTCTAATCTTTACTGACCCACGTCAGTTTACGTGGCTTTGGGAAATGGAAGACGAGATTCACCAGCTGTGTCCAATTGCCTACTGGCACGTGTGGGACAACGATCCATATCCAGCTTTCAACAACGTGTGGTATGAGTCAACCGACCTTATCAACTGTCTAAGTCAAAAGACCTACGACTTGGTTTCAGAGCAACATAAAGACAAGACTCACTACATTCCTCATGCATTTCCTGAGACGCTCTATTACAAGATGCCGCAGGAGGTTGTTTCAAAAAACCTTTCCGCAAACTTCAAGGGAAGAGAGGACTGGTTTAAGGTTTTGTGGGTAAACAGAAATGCAACAAGAAAAGTTCCTGGAGACGTCTTGGTTTGCTGGAAGCATTTTCTAAAAGAACTAGAAGAAAAGCACGGACATAGCAATGCTCTTCTAATCATGCACACAGACCCAAGAGACATCGAAGGTCCAAATCTTCTAGCAGTTGCAGAAGCTCTAGAACTTCAAGACAAAGTTTGGTTTTCAACAGACAAGCTTTCGTTTGAGAACATGAACATGCTTCATAATGTTACAGACTGCTGCCTAAACATTGCCAAGGCAGAAGGCTTTGGTCTAAGCACTCTAATCTCCATGCAAGTTGGAAAGCCAATCATTGCCCTAAAGACAGGCGGAGAAACATCCAAGGTCGTGGACAAGTATGACGGTTCACATCATGGTGTTGCTCTTGACCCAATCAAGCGAGTGCTTGTAGGCTCACAACTAGTTCCGTATATCTATGAAGACATTGCAGGAACACAAGACACTGTTGATGCTCTGATGACCATTTTTGAAATGACTCCAGAACAGAAATCAGCAATGTCTGATAAGTGCATTGCTTATGTTCGCAAGGAGTTTAATGTTCAAAATGTAGTTGACAAGTGGTCAACCACACTTGAAGAGTGCATTGTAAACTTCAAAAAGAGTGGAAAAGAAAACAAGTGGACAATGACAGAAATCATCACGAATCCACAGCTTCAAGGTGAGCGACCAGATGGAACAGTGCCAGCAACTGAAGCACCCTCCGCACAAGATGCACCTACAAAAAAGCATGGAAAAACAAGGAAGCGCTCTATCAAGTCAATTGACGTAAATTCACTATAAGAGAAATCAAAATAACATGACAACTCAAACTACAAAAAAAATTATTCTACGCGCTCCACTGTTGTGTCAATCGGGATATTCTGTTCACTCTAGACAAGTAGCTCGGTGGTTGCTTGAAAAACAAAAGCAAAATCCATCCATTCATATCACCATGGATCCAGTGTCGTGGGGAGACACACCTTGGATTGTTGACCCAGACGCAGAAGGTGGTCTAATTGGTGAAATTCTAAACAGATGCTCCAAACAAGAAAGCGATTCATACGACCTGAGCATTCAGCTTCAACTTCCAAATGAGTGGAACCCATTCCTAGCTGACAAAAACATTGGAATGTCGGCAGGTGTAGAGGCAGACAAGTGTAACCCAGAGTGGCACGAGAACTGTAATCGCATGGACTTGATTATTGTTCCATCAGAATTTACTAAAAAGAATCTGACGTCTTCTGGTGAAGTTACCACACCAATGGTCGTTGTGCCAGAATCATTCCCAGAAGAGTTTATAGCTAATTCTTTGCCCGAACTAGAACTTGGACTTGAAACAGACTTCAACTTCTTAGTCTTTGGACAAATTACTGGGCAGACAGTTGAAAACGACAGAAAGAATCTTGCATATACTCTAAAGTGGATGTGTGAGGAATTTGAAGGCAGAGAAGATATTGGAATTGTCGTAAAGACAAACCTTGGAAGAAACTCTGTTATAGACCGACACAATTCTGCTGCAATGCTCAACCAAATCATTAGTCAAGTGAGAAAAGGTTCTGGTCCAAGAATCTATCTTCTACACGGACACATGACAACCCCAGAAGTAGCAGCTTTATATAGGCATCCAAAGATCAAGGCACTTGTTTCTCTTACAAAAGGTGAGGGATTTGGTTTGCCAATACTTGAAGCAGCTGTTTCAGGACTACCAGTTATTGCAACCGACTGGTCTGCACATACAGAGTTTCTAAACAAGGGTAAGTTCATCAAGGTTGACTATTCTCTTCAAGAAATTCATGAATCAAGAGTTGATAACAAAGTTTGGATGGCTGGTTCTAGATGGGCGTTGCCAAAAGAAGACGATGCAAAGAGAAAACTAAAGAGATTTGTTTCCAGCTCAAGTCTTCCTCGTGAGTGGGCAAGAGACCTAAAGTCCAAGCTCGAACAAGATTACTCAACAAAGGCAATTCAACAGAAGTATGATGAAGCCTTGAAAGACCTTGTATGATTATAGCTGCGTGTGTATTTTTATTAGCCTGGAGCCTTACGGCATCGTGGTATCTTTTTAAGTTCGTTAGATTGATTATGGCTTTTGAAGATACTCACTCTGAAGCGATTGAAGGCTACTACGAAACCATAGATGCTCTTATGGCAATAGAAGAAAGTCTTGACAAGATCATTCAAATACCTATTTTCTTTGAAAGCCAAGAGATTAGGGAAGTTATTGATGGCGCAAGAAATGAAACTAAAATTTCAAGATTGATTGTTAGACGTTGTGCTGAACAGTTTATCAAGCGCTCAAAGAAAAAAGATATCTCGTATGTTGAACTTGTAGAAGAGCCAGAAGAAGTTGAATTTGAACAAATCAGTTCAATGAACACTAGTGTACGCACAGCAGAAGAACAACAGTTCATAGATTCGGTAAACTCAATTTACAATACCATAGAACAAAATTCACCAAAGCCTAGCAAGCCTGGCGTGACCACCGTGTTCGGAAGGACATCATAACATGTCAGCAATGCCAGAAAAAAGAATCATCAAAAGACGCAAAACCAAAATCAAGCGTAATCCAAACGCTACCAGCGATAGCCACTACTTTACTTCAGATACTCAGGACTCAATTGTGAAGTATCAAAATTGTCTTGATGAAGAAGAGAAGAAGGTTATCTATGTCAAAGAAATTCTACCAGCTTTCAATTCTCTTGTGGAAAACCTAATCAATGTCTATGGTTTCAAAGTTAGACATGATTCAAAAGAAGACCTCAAGTATGAGTGCCTAGAGTTCCTATATGCAGCAGTTCCTAAGTTCAAGGCAGAAAAGGGCTCAAAGGCTTTTTCTTATTTCAACGTCGTTGCAAGACACTGGCTTACCATAAAGGCAAAGCAGAACTCTAGAAGACTGCAACAATATATCAGTCTTGATGACGTACTAAATATTTCATCCGTAGACATGGAAAAAATTGAGAGTTACAACATGGTTCCATCCTATGATGACATTGTTTCTCAAAAGGACATTAAGGACTTCCTTGATAATCTCTTGATCGACCTTGAATCAAAAGCTCGAACTCATAATGAAAAAATTACTATTGTAGCAATCAAGGAAATTATTACAAACATTGAAGACCTTGAACTGCTTAGCAAAAGAGCAGTGTTGTTATACATGCGCCAAATAACGCAACTCAGTTCAAAGCAGCTTTCTCTCGTACTTTCCTCTCTAAAGAAGAACTACAAAGAGTTCAAGAACTCTCTTGACGACTAAAACCACTTGTTTTAGACACTTTTACAGATGTTTGCTTTTTTACAGTGTAGTACTTTTCATCTTTCTCTAGAAATTCCGTACCCTAGCAATACTTAGATTCATGAAGACAGACTACAAAGAGCACTCAAACGAATCTGGAATTTACAAAATTCTAAACAGTTCCAATAATAGATTTTATATAGGAAGCGCAAAGCACTTTAAATCAAGATACTACCAACATCTAAATTCTCTTAGGAAAGGAACCCACCACAACAAGTTCTTGCAAGCAGACTTCAGCAAGTGCGGAGAAGGTGCATTTGTATTTGAAGTATTAGAAGTCACGAACGGCACACTTGTTGAAAGAAGAACCGTAGAAGAGACATACCTCAACAAATTTTTTGATAATTGCGTGAACTGTTACAATTCAAAGAACTTTACACTGAAACCAAAAAGTTCAACTTGGAGTTCCTCCAGAGAAGAAGTTAGAGCTAAAATAAGTGCAGGACTTAGGTTGGCATGGAAAGATGACCCCGAAAGAAAAAAGGCTCGTTCAGAGCTTTCCAAAAGAATGTGGGCAACAGAAGAATATAGAACCTGGAAAGTCCAAAAGGCAACTGGAAGAACAAACACGCCAAATCAGAAGCAAGCCATGTCTCAGGCTGCTCTTAATAGGAAGCCAGACACAGAAGATACTTGTAAGATTAAAGCTGCTGCTGCGCGGCGCAGATTTGAGAATCCAGAAGAAAGACGAAGACTGGCTGAAATCTCAAGAGCAAGACCGCCAGCATCTAAAGAAACTCGTAGAAAAATATCGGAATCAAACAAGGGTAAAAAGTGCTCGCCAGAAACAAAAAACAAGATTTCAAAAGCAAACAAAGGAAACCCAGTATCAAAACACTCTATCGAAAGATCGATTGAATGCAATCAAAAAACTTACAATATAGCTTTGATAGACCCAGATGGTATTGAACATTTTCTTGGAACTAACTTAGCCAAGTTTTGCAGGGAACGAAATTTAAGTATTTGCAGCATCAATGAACTAGTGAATGGAAAAATCAAATATCACAAAGGTTGGGTCCTAAAGAAGAACTACAAAGAGTTCAAGAACTCTCTTGACGACTAATTACTCTTATGTCAAACAAAAATTCTGAATACGAACAACACCTAATTGATCAAGGACTAAATCCAGAACGTCTAGAAGAAGAGGAAGAAGACGGAGATACGTATGTAAACACCAGCAGTGGTTACACACAGATTTCAGTTGCCGAACTCGACAAGAAAATCGAAGAAGACATCAAGGGGTTCTCTGCAATGCTTGGTAGTCTTGCAACTACAGAGGACCGCAAAAAGTCTTTGTGGAAGCAGATTTATGAGAATGCAATAACCGACAGAAGAAATGCATTCATTCTATTTGGTGACCTTTATCAAATGGTAAATGGAAAAAGTTCTGAACATGCTATCCATGGGCAAGTTTTGTCAAAGTACATGGAAAGAATGAGTAAGGCAAATGAACAGATTATCAAGTTGGCCGAACTCGTGTCTCAAGCAATTGATGAAACCGTAGAAGAAGACTGGGGCGAAGATCAGATGTACAACACACTTGAAACTGCTGCTGCCGAGTCCAAGGCTTCAACAAAAAAATCTCACTAGTCTATATCTAATAAAAGGTATTGATGTCTGGTATGAATGCAGGAATGAATGTTGGGCGCTCGCTCATAGGTGGGTCAACTCTAAATCAGATTGACCCACGACGCGGAGTTGCAGACGCGGCACCTCCTACACTTCAAAAGGCTGTTGTTATAGACATCATCTATGACTTTTCAATATTCACACAAGATTATAAAGACAAGCTTGCAGAGCAAGTAAGTAACTTTGAGTTGATTGAGGTTATGCCTGTTAACTCAATAGTTGCACAAATTGTTAGCAGCGGAGGTGGAAATAGTGCTACACCATATACTATTCTGTTTCCATTCTTTTCTAGTCATTTCATGCTTCCACTAAAAGTTGGTGAGATTGTACATGTAATCTACCAAGACTTTTCTACGAACGGTAACAAACTTGGGTTTTGGCTTAGTAGAGTTCACGGACAGCGACAAGTTGAGGATGTAAACTATTCACATCTTGATAGGCAATATGACCCTCTAAACAACTTGCTGTATTGGTCATCCACAAACCTAAAAGAGATTACTTCTAGTCCAGACCCAAGTTTTCCAAATGGCGGCGGAACATCAGATACTCAGTCAATCAGACCATTCGCTCCAAATGAAGATGCTTATGCAAACATCATAAACGATGCCAGTGCATCAAAAATCGAAACGCCAGAGTCCGTTCCAAGATGGAACAAACGTCCACAGGAATTTGTCTTACAAGGTTCCAATAACGCACTTATTTGTCTTGGAGAAGATCGATCGGGTCCAGTAAAATTTCCAGAACCAGATGAACAACAACAAGGAGATGTACCTACTAACGACTCCAAGGGATTTGCTGGCACCATTGACATGGTCGTTGGCAGAGGAAGATTTCCACCAGAGCCAAAAACCGTTCCAGAACTAACAGCAGCTAGAACAATTCAAAACTCAAGAGGAAAAATTGAAACCGACAAGGCACCCTTCAGAAATAAAGAAGGAACTCCACAGGTAAGAGCTCAAGACAACCCAATTGAAGGTGATCCAGATTTCATCAACGATGCTGCAAGGCTGTATGTAACTATGCAATCTGTTGCAGACAACAAATTTGGAATTACCAGTATAAATTTTCCTACTAGCACACTTCCTATTACTCAACCTACTAATGCAGACGATATAGGAACAATCAATAGGTCATATGTCGCTGGTAAAGCAGACCACATACGGTTTATTTCGAGAAAAAACAAAGAAAAGAACATTGAGGGAACTCTGTTGTTTCTGAGAGAAGGAGAAGCATCTACCGATAGCGATGGAGACAAAGACTTGTCTTACATGTTCTTTGACAAGAACGGTATCAATATTGAGTCCAACAAGATATTCTTTGGAACTGCGATTCACGATGACCCAAATGAAACTAGCAACATCAACTACAATGATGACAATGGACCATATGAGCCATGGATTCTCTGGTCCAAGTACAAAGAGACTGTTGATGCTCTACAAAAACAAATAACAAACATGCAGGAAGAACACACAAAAGCCATTAAAGACCTTCGAGATGGCGTTGCTCAAGCCTTTGGAAGCATGGCTAATGCATTTGCTGGTGGTGGCAACAGCGTTCCGTATGGTCCTAACTCAGCAGTTATTGCAGGTCAAGCTGCTGCTCTTTCCGCTCAAACATCCATTTCCACCAAAACAGAACAAATTCTATCCCGGTTCAAACAACAACTCGGAAACGATCAAGACAAAAACATTACAGACAACGTAAGCAAGGTAAACCACTCTCAAAAGCTTTATGGCTCTAAGGGAGGAGACTCGTGACAGCTCAAGACAAAACTCTAGAAGCCTTCATAAAGGAATCAAAAAACTCCTTTAGAAAAGCCATGTCAACCTCAAACACTCCTAGTGGAAATCTCACCAAGGATCAAATTGATGTTATGATGCAACAGGCTTCTGACAAAGAAGCCGAGTTTCTAGCAATTGCCATTACGAAGTTCTTGAATCAAGAAGTGTTTAGTAAACTTGCACTTCTAACTAGTGAAGTTTCTCTATTGAAGAGAGGCATTGGAACCACTGCTGTGGCTACAACCACAACTACTTCGTCAGTCGTTGCTACGGGACCACAAGGTCCGCAAGGTCCAACCGGAGCAACCGGAGCAACCGGAGCTACAGGTCCTGCGGGAGCAACTGGCGCTACCGGACCAACAGGACCAACTGGTGCTACAGGAGCAACTGGTCCGCAGGGCGACCCAGGCGTGTCAGATTTTCCAACATGGACAGACTTGGCAGTTGGCTGGAATGCCGAACCATCATTCAACACTTCTCTTGCTGGTGGAGATGTATATACGTACACATACGACACAGGAATCACATACTACAGATATATTGCAAACGACGGATCAATTGATGCATTTTATGACAACTTTGATGGAGTCAACCTGACAACGCTTATTATACAAAAGAAGATTTCAATCTGAAATAACACATGGCTACAATTACTTCAAATACTTTCTTGGATGGAGGCGTTGCCAGAACGGCTGGTGAAACGTGGACTATCAACGGTGGTATCCTAACGGTTCGTACGGATACTCGTTGGCATGCCGATGCTCCAGCGTCTATGACTGGTGTTTTGGGTAGTTGTACTATATCTTCTACTTTAGGTGGCGGTATTTTGTACGATGCCCGTAATGTTCGATGGCTTGCATATGACACTGGCACTGGCACGGTTCCTGCAATTGGTACAAACCTGACACAAGGTGGTGTTACATCTTCTTACCTATTGGGTGTGTGGGCATCTGTAAACTCTGCACCTACTGCTGTTGGAGCAGCAATGCCAGCTTCAGGCTTTCTTAAATTTCGTGAGGTTGATGGTGCTTTCGCTGCTGGTGCAATTACAGGTATCGGTGCCAATGCTCTTGGAGCTGATGTAACGGGTTGGATCGAAGTTGTCATGAGACAACTTTCACTATCCAATGTTCCTCGACTCGGTTCATTTGTAACTCGTGGTGACTGGTTTTATTTGGATGACACCACAGGTGTTGCCAACCAAGTCTTGCAGGTTCCCACGAACGGTGGAGGCGCTGGCACACACGTTCCTGCTGTTTGGATTGAAACGGGAGTAGGAACTGGTGTTTATGAAGCATTTCCAGCTCTATTAGCTGCTGCTATGATTCCGGCAAATTTAAGCACGGATGAACGTTCCAAGTTTGTTTGTACTGCTGGTGATGGACAGGTGATAATTGGACACAACGGTACAAACACAGTTGGATTCTTGCCTCCGGCTGGTTGTAGAGTTCGTATTCCTAACATTCTTGGTAGACAGTCTAAAGCTGCTGACGGCGATGCAGTTAACTTAGTACCACACGCAACACTTGCAACTCGACCAGACTTTTCTACTGCTAACGCAGGATTTATTGACTTTGAGTATTTCTTGAACGACTGGTATCATGCATTCACCAATGCTTACAAGATCATAATACAGCATTGTGCTACGTTTGATTCACACAATTCAACCAATGAATCTTCTCCAACGGTCTTAAATGACTATGTTGTTGGAAACTATTTAGGAGCAGCTACATCGCTTTCGCTAGGGCAGAACTCATTTGGTGGTACAATCACAGATTGTAAGTTTTTCCGTGTAACCGCTTCAGCAAACGCACATGCAGGTTCGTTAACTGCATGTGTAGGACATATTTTCACTCGTTGCCATTTTGGAGTAGTTACCTATGCACGAAACACAGGGCGTTCGGTAAACACTTCTGTCTGTTCAGACTTGCAATTTCTTGATTGCTATCAGTACAACAGCCAAACAATACACAATACTTCAAAAAATATAACGCATATTGGTTTAGATCATTGTGACAGATTCGTAGGTAATACTAATACAACAACAGGACTTTATGTCGTAAGTGTTGGCACTGCATGTGATAATATTTTTGTGGATGGAGTAACCTTTGGTCTTAAAGGTGTCGTTACACCTGATTACACTAACCCGTATTTGGGTGTATTTTATGCCGTCCAAAGTACAAATATAACATTTCGTAACGCAGGTACGAGAACAACTCCACTTAGAGTAGCATCCACTGTTTTGGCTCCTGCGTACATTTATCAAGATGGAGGACAAAATGACAATGTTCGTGTTCAAAGATGTTACCTTGAGCAAACCAGAACATCCACAATCCTAACACTTAACACATCAAACAATCAAACATTTGAAAGTTTGCATGGGACCACTGGTAACCAGACTATTTTATCTCTGAATACCTTATTAAAAGGTTCCCGAGCCACAAGCCATCTTACTACTGGCGGAACGTCAGTTTACGGTTCATTCGCTTATGACATGTTCACAAGCGACACATCTGGACGTTTGTGGTTTGCATGTAACGAGCCAACTGCTGATACCACAGATTATGTGACACTTACACTAGCAGGCGCTGCTGGAGGATTTACGTCCACAGGTAATGCTGCCATGCCTTCTGTTGGTGATGAACTAATCATGGAGTTTCCGTACTATGTTCTAGGACATACTGGATTCTCTGGACTTTCACAAATCACAGGTACAAACCAACAGAATTTTGACTACTACTATCAGATAGACCCCGGTACTGGTGTATGGTCAACAGAGGCTAGATTAGCTGCTATTAGAGTGCGCGCTTCTGGTGGTACGGCAGGCACAAACACATTTGTGTTTACAGCAACAGCCGCTGGATTACCACAGATTGGTGACTATGTGTGGACCGATCTTGGAACACAGTTTACTGCTGGAACAACGGTTACAAACGTTGTTGGAACCACAGTGACTCTAAGTGCAAACATCCTGGTAACACTTACAAACATTCCAATTTTCTTCATTGATCCTGCGCTAGTTGCTGAAACTATCTCTCCTTCAGATGGTTTCAAGCTGCGTATTCGTGCAGAAACAATGGTAGCTGCCACCACTAATGCGCTTACATACCTTGCCCTTTGGACAACCTCAACACTTGCTGATCAAACCAACAATCTCTATCCTCTAGACCTTTCTCCAATCACAATAACTGGCTTCACTCTTGGATCACGTATTCAGTTGTATGATGTTGACAATGCAACAGAACTCTACAATGATGTTCCTTCTTCCACAACCCTGACCATTTCAGTTCCCTACACAACCGACTTTGATTGTAGAGTTCGTGTAATGTATGCTACAGATACAACAGCGAAGATGTTTGTTGAGTTCACGGAAGAGTGTGGCATTGATGGTTTCTCACGCACTGTGACACAAGAGAACGATCAGGTTTACATTGACAATGGAATTGATGGAACTGCCATTACAGACATTGTGATTGATGATGGAGCACTACTTGTCGAGATTGACTCTGGTCTTCTATCGTGGGGTTACATTTATGCATATGAAACCTATTGGCTTTCCACGGAGCTAGGAATCAGAGACGAACAGCGTTTCATTCAGGCGATTGATACAGCCAACTATGTCTTTACGGATTTCAAAATCAAGAACGTTACCTCTGGACCAACAGTTCCTCTTGTGATCACAAACGGTTGGGGAAGAGATTCGGTTACAGGTGAAACCATTGATATCATTGATACAACTGGAGGAAGCATCTTCTCTAACCCAGATCTGGTTATTGCCTATGAGACAACAGGTGGCGGTGGTGCATCGGCAGCCGATGTATGGTCTTACTCAACCAGAACCCTTTCTGCCGGTGGTGTAACGGCTGTGCAAGCAGGATTGGCAACAAGTGCCGAGGTTGCTGCTTTAAATGACATTTCAGCAACAGATGTATGGGCTGCTGGAACGAGAGAGCTTACGGCTGGTGGCGTTACTGCTATTCAGACAGGTTTGGCAACTGCTGCCTCTATCGCAGCCCTGAACAACCTTTCAGCAGCTCAAGTGAATGCAGAGGTTGACACGGCTCTAGCTGACTACGATGCTCCAACAAAGACTGAGCTTGACACGGCTATTGGTACAGTGACAACAAATCAAGGTGTAATCAACGTTGGCGTGCAGAAAGCAAGCAAGTTAATCCCTCACAACACAAACTTGTAACGCTTTCTCTTTGAAACTGGTTCCTTTGCATATTTATTGATTCATGGCAATTAGCTTCAAAGATGTTGGTGTTTTAAAAGAAATTGGTTCTACCTTTACAGAACAGAACCGTTCTTTGACACCTATTGGTGTCAAGACTCCACTTGAGTTAGACAAGTATACCAACAATATCTTTGCCATGCACACAGATATCAGGGCGCAGATTGCTGATAACCTTAGAAACCTAATCCAAACCAATTGGGGCGAGCGACTAGCTCTCACAAACTATGGGGCAAATCTTTCCCCGCTTGCTGCTGAATTTTCATCAATCGACAACTTCAATGAAGAAGCAATTGTTAGAATCAACACTGCTGTAAGTTTGTGGATGCCGTTCCTTGAACTCATTGAGTATGATGCAAAACCAGACTATGACTCTAATGATAGGGTTGGCAAAATCAAAATTTTAGTTAGTTATGCAATACCAACACTGAATATTTCAAAAGACATACTTGAAGTAACAATATATATCATTTGAAGGAATACCACTTATGGCTTTCGAGACCAAAAAAACAATACTACAACAGCAGCGTGCAAGAAAATTCCTCAACAAGGACTTCTCTTCTTTCAAGAATGATCTTCTTGAATATGCTCGTGTGTATTTTCCTGATGCCAACAAGGATTTCTCAGAAAACTCCTTGGGAGGTTTGTTTCTTGATTTTGCTTCATATACTGGAGACGTTCAGTCATTCTACCTTGACCACCAGTTTCACGAAACAAACCCACTTACATCTGTTGAAAATGTAAACATAGAAAGACATTTAAAAAATGCAGGTGTTCCAATTGTAGGCGCCGCGCCCGCAGTCGTAGACCAAATGTTCTATATTGAAGTGCCAGCAGTCCTAAATGAAAGTGGAATTCCAGTTCCAGACAGAACGGCACTACCAGTAGTTGGTACTGGTACGGTTGTCAAAGCTGAGAACGGTACTTACTTTGAACTTGTAGAAGACCTTGATTTTGGACAAGTAGACATAGAAAACAATCTTATTTCTGAAGTAACAATAGGTTCAAGAGATACTCAAAATATCCCCACTACATTTTTTATCAACAGATCTGGCACATGTATCTCAGGCTTTAGAGCAACAGAAACAATCACGGTCGGAAACTTTACTCCGTTTCTTCAGAATGTTCTTAGCAGAGATAACATAACAGAAATCATATCCGTAACGGACTCAGAGTCAAATACATATTACGAGGTAGAACACCTTAGCCAGGACACGGTTTTTGTAGCCTCAATTAACAAAAAGAACAACAGTGCTCTGAATGATGTCTATGTAGAAGACAACCTTGTGTTGACCCCTGCTCCATATAGATTTACTAAATCTGTATCTCTTGCAACAAGGCTTACTACGCTCACGTTTGGAGGTGGTTCTGCTGACAGCCTTGATAACGACATTATTCCAGACCCGTCTGACTTTGCAGTACCACTCTATGGAAAGAGAAACTTCTCAAGATTCACAATCGATCCTGGCAAGTTCTTGCAGTCTAGCACCCTTGGAACCATTGTACCAAACTCAACAATTACAGTGACCTACAGATATGGTGGTGGTCTAAGTCATAATGTAATTGCCAGATCGATCAAAGATATCACAACACTCTCACTAGACTTTCCAAGAAATCCAAGCCCTAGAGTTGCACAACAGGTTAGAGCTTCAATTTCAACAATCAACCAGAGCGATGCAGGCGGTGGTGAAGACCCTCCTTCTATCACAGAACTAAAATCTAGAATCCCATCTGCTAGGTCAGCACAGGGAAGAATTGTCTCTAAGCCTGATGTGCTTGCTAGAATCTATACCATGCCAAGTAACTTTGGTCGTGTGTTCAGAGCAGGGTTGCACCAAAACCCAAACAATCCTCTTTCCACAAGACTGTACATCATTTCTAGAAATGCTCAAGGACAACTTGTTGTATCGCCAGACTCTCTAAAGAAAAACCTGGTGAAGTACCTGAATCAATATAGAATGATCTCCGATGCTATTGATATTCTAGATGCCCCAGTAATCAACATCAAAGTTAAGTTCTCTGTTGTTATTGACCCATCATATTCTACAAACAGAAACCTAGTTCTTCAATCTATTATCAAGAGACTTCGAACATACTTCGGTCAGAAGAAGTTGGAATTAGACCAACCAATCGTATTGTCAGATATACAGAACTTGATCTTTAACAATCAAGGCGTGCTATCTGTAAACGACATCAAGATAGAAAACGTCTTTGGAACACAGAGTTCAAGAGTATATTCTGGAATTCAATATGACATTGAATCAAACACAGAAAAGGGAATCATATTTGGACCTCAAGGTTCTATTTTTGAAGTAAGATTTCCTGGGTCAGACATTGTTGGGAGCTCAGTATAAGCCATGTATAGACTTCTATCTGCTAGTAAAGATACCTACATAACAAACAAGTATATCTCAGGCGAGAGTGTTGTAACGTCTAACGTTGGACAAGCTGGCACCATGGACTTGTTTAAGCTATATGATGAAACCATTGTTCCAGGTGTAACCTCTAGTGTAGTTGAGCTAAGTCACGGACTGATACACTTTGACTATACAGACCTTGTTTCAGCAAATCCTCTTCTTAGCTTTGGTGATGCTACGTTCAAGTGTCTCTTGAATCTAAAAAGTGTATATGGTGGTCAAACAACTCCATCCAATTTTGTAATTGAAGTGTTGCCTCTGTCAAATTCATTTGCAGAAGGAAGAGGATCTGACGTAATTGCGTATAGAGATCTTGATGTTTGCAACTACTTGAGTTCGTCTTATGGTACTTCATGGGTTATGTCTGGCGCTTCGGCTACTGGTTCTCTTGGTGACACCTGCGATGTAATTGTATCTGGTAACCTTCAGGATGGACTTGGTTTTAGGTATATTGGAGCAACACAAAACTTTCTCAGAGGTGATGAAGATCTAAGCGTTGATATAACACATATTGTATCAGCTTCTCTGGCAGGAATTTTGGATAACAATGGATTACGTATAAGCTTCTCAGAGGCTTTAGAGCAAGATACGAACACATACTTCGTGAAACGATTTGGAACCCGTCAGGCGTACACCAGGGCTCTGCAACCGCGTCTTATCGTGAAGACTTCCAGTGATATTCTACAAGACAGTTCTGGATACCCTCAGTTGAATGTTTCACAAAGCCTTTTTGTATACAACAGAGTCAATGACTCATATGCCAATTTTTTCTCTGGCTCTGTACAAATTACTGGTTCTGACTGTTTGGTGCTCAAACTAGAAGCCTCTAAGAGTTATGACTATATTACCAGCAGTTTTTCCATTACACACAATGCAACAATAAACCATGTTACAAAGTCCATTGCCATGTGGACAGATACTTTTCAGGCAAACCAACTTACATCAAGCAATGGTGTTGGAATATCAGGAATATACAAGAGCGACTGTTTTGTTTCAACGTTTGACCAAAGTCTTAGAGACTACCTATCTGGTTCTAATTCTGTTGAAATGAAAATTTCCTGGGTAAGCCTAGACGACCAAGTAGTTTTTGCAAGCAACTATGCTACGTTTACAAACCCTCAAGGAAGTTTTAGCAACTTACATCAACGTAATATCGTTACAAATATCGTAAATCTAAGCACTCTATACAAGAAGAACTTTACTAAGCCAAGTCGACTGAGAGTGTTTGCGCAGGACTACAACATAACAAACGATCCTTCTAGAATGCCAAAGACCACTCTTCCACAAATATTTCCAAACATGTTTTGGAGGCTGAAGGAAGCATTCACAAAGAAGGTTATAATTCCATTCGATGAAGCAACAAGACTATCATATGACAGTCAAGGAATGTACTTTGATGTTTGGATGTCAGATTTAGACATTGGAGAAATCTATCAGATTGACTTGTCAATTGGAAGCATAGACGGTTCTTCAGAGCAAACACTAATTGAAAACAACGGATTTAGATTTAAGGTCGTAGACTAATACCATGACAACTTTTAGAGACAACACAAAAAATCTGTCCAACAATTCTTTTTCGCTGTTTTCGCCAGAAGTGGTTAGAGGTATAAGAGAAGGTGAAGGAACTGGAATTTCCATCTATGAAACGCAAGATGGAAACATTACCAGCGATTCTAGCTTGGGTATAAGCAGTTCTTTCAAATATGACACTCAGGGTCAAGGAATAAAGAGCACACAACAGGTCAATGTTGATTGGAGTAGTTTTGCCAATCACACGTTTTTCAATTCTGCACAAGTAAAAACCAATGTAGCTTTTCAGAAAATTTTAAATGAATATCCGTTTGACGGAACCAAACAAAAAACAGAACTTTTCCTTGATGGTCTTACTGGGTTTGAACGTTACATATATGATGAGTTTCCAAAACAAAAGGACTACCTGTACTTCTCTGGAACTAATATCGGTGAGACTTATGGAGGAACTTACGTAACAGTAACAGACCTAGCTGGTGCAGCATATCCTGATGCCTCGACAAAAACCTCTGGCGAAGTAATTCTCGACCCAAAATCAAAGTCGATGACAATTGAATTTCATATCCTCGTTCCAGAGCAAGCAAATACTTCTCAGGCAATTCTTGACAAACACTCAGAAACTGCTGCTAATAATGTCAACGGATTCTTTATGGGACTTAGTTCTTCTCTAAGTGTACAGTCTGCTTCTGTTGTATTCATAGTTGCCTCTGGCTCTGTTTATGATTCTCTTTCTGTTGAAATTGAAAAGGGCAGATGGAACCATGTAGCAATCGTGTGGAACAGAGCACAACTAGAGAACAAAATCCTTGGGTATGTAAACCAAACCTTGATAGCTTCTTCTTCTAATCTAATTGAATTTGATGAAATCAACTCTGCTACTACCTCTCTATTAATTGGTTCTGGTTCAAATGTAGGTGGAGGAACTTTGTTTTCTCCCGAGACAACATTTTCTGGTTCCATGGATGAACTTAGAATTTGGCATAGCGTAAGAACAGATGCTCAACGACGGGACTATGAAAAGAAAGCTATCTTTGCAGATGACAATCTTAAAGCGTACTATAGATTCAACGAGCCGTCTGATACTGCTTCCAATATTGTTATTGACTACTCTTCCAACTCTATTCACGGAAGACTTAGCATAGGAGCCGTTGCTCTTGGAGTAAGAGCAATTGACAAAGATACAATTGGGGTAAACCCAATGACATATGAGAAACTTGAGTATTCACCAATTTTGTTTCCAGACTCAGACGCTGTGTATCAACTACAAAATGAGTTTTTAACAGACGCTGCCGCATATGACAAAATCAACCCTAACCTAATTACTCGTCTAATTCCACCACACTACTTGACAGAAGGTCAGTTTAGAGATGGACTTGAAACAATTGAAGGTCCTGTAGTTGATTATACGCCTGGTGGCGGCGACCCAAGGTCTGCAAAAATTGGAGCAACTCAAACCCTTTTACTTATGCTCTATACATGGGCTAAGTTCTTTGACGAAATCAAGTTGTATACACAGGCATTTGCAAACATAGATTTCGTTGACTACGATGAAACAGATTCTGTTCCAGATGTATTCTTGCAAGACATGGCTTCTCGTTATGGCTTGGTACTTCCTCCTTTGTTTCAAGGAAGTTCTATCGAACAGTTTATCAACGCAGAAAATATTGATGACATTACATCTACAAACTCACTGTCTCTACAGTCTGTTCAGAACCAAATTTGGAGAAGAATTTTAGTGAACATGCAGGACTTCATGAAGTCCAAGGGAACTATTCACTCTGTTAAGTCATTCATTAGAACGGTTGGCATTGATCCCGATTCAACATTTAGAATTAGAGAATTTGGTGGACCAACCAAACAAACACTATCGTTTACCAGAGATCTAAAAACTGAAGTATCTACAATGGTAAATTTTGTCTCTGGTGGCATTCTAAAGAGTTCTGGTTTACTATCTCCTGTGGCGAAAACTGAACCTGGGTGGCCATACAATGGCTCGGCTGCCATCTATGACACCATGCTAACGTCAGGGTCGTTTACACTTGAAGCAACTTACAAGTTTCCAATTGCTATGGATGTTGGTACCAGTCAGTCGTTGATGCGAATGCATATCACCTCATCTTTAGCTAATGGATTTGATGCTGAAGATATTTTGTTGATGAATGTTGTAGCTACCAAGGGTGGCAATGTAGATTTATATGCAAGAAACCTATTCTTCACATTTGGCACACCTGTTGACACGCTTGTTTGTTCGATTACTGGCGCCGACATATTTGACGGTAGTCTTTGGTATGCTTCTTGCGGAAGACAAAGAACTGATGATCCGAGTCTAAAGTTCTCTGGTTTTTCAGAAGAGCAAATTACAATGAATGTTTCATCTTCGTACTTTCTTCGATTGTCGAAGGCAGAAAATGGTGAGATTGTAGAGACGCACACCACTTCAAGTTTCTACATGGAATCTGTACCAGGATCAGACATAAACCTGTTTGAAATTGCATCAGCAAATTATGCACCATATATGGCAGTTGGATCTGGTAGCATCCAGATGTCAACAGGTTCATTTCAAGAACTAATGGCACTTTCAACCACTTCTTCTTATGTGCCTACCGACTCACAATACACAGATTTCACTGGCAAAGTAACACAAATGCGCTTTTGGTCCAAGTTTTTACAAGACAAAGAATGGAAGGAGCACGTTCGCAACTATCGATCTGTTGGCGTTCAGGATCCAAAAGTAAACTTCAACTTTGACACTACAAACTCTGGTTCTTGGGAACGTCTAAGAATGGATTGCTCCACAGACCAAATTGTAACTCAGTCGAATGGAGCTGGTCAATTCGAACTAACAGATTTCACTCAAAACGGATTTGTTATGTCTGGAACATCCTTTCCAGTATCCAGCCAGGTAATTGTGCCGCAGAGGTTTCACTTCTCTTATGTTTCTCCAAAATATGATGAAGCGTCTTCTACAGATAAAATTCGCGTAAGAGGCTATCAGGACTATGATGAGGTTGTAAACTCTCCTTGGGCTGAGCAGGCGCCAGTATATGATATTCGCAAGAGCGAAGAGCCAACAGATAGTTCTAAGTTTGCGATTGACTTTTCTGTTGTTGATGCTCTAAACCAAGACATCATTACACTGTTTTCATCATTTGATGAATTAGACAATGCCATTGGAAGCCCTGAGCTGTTATTCTCCTCAGACTACCCAGACCTTGAAAATATGAGAAGAATCTACTTTAACAAACTTACCAATCAGATGAATATCAAGGGGTTCTTTGAATTCTTCAAGTGGTTTGACACAAACATTGGAACATTTGTTGCTCAACTCCTTCCTCGCAAGACCAAGTTCCTTGGAACAAACTTTGTGATTGAGCAGTCTGCAATTGAGCGTTCTAAGGTAGAGTATAAGTTCGAAGATATCTATATTGGAGAGTCAAACAGAAATGCTTTGAGAACTGCCATTCTACTGCAACTTATCCAAGGAAACTTTTCTCGCTATTAAATATTCCGTTGCCTCTTTTGAAAGTAGCTAAACTATGATATGTGAAGCCGAAGACACACAAGACTCTACTCCATTCAATGACACTAACCAACCTAGTGAGCAGCAGAGTGTTGCAAAGTTTACACTTGCGAAACAGGGTATTGATACAAACCCCGTTGATCCATATAGGCAAGGCGTTTCCATAAAAACATCTAAACACAAGTACATTGGAATGCAGCCTAAAATTGGTACAAATTCTGAGTGCCACTATGTTGACGTGATTACTTTTGGTCAACAAAACGACTTCACTAGAGATACAAGAAGTTCATTGTTTGTCGACAAGATTGATTTTGATACGGTGGGATTTATGAATAGCCCCGATGCCTACTATCCAATCTTGCTCAATGAAGGTCCTCAACAAGGTAAAATTGCTTCTTTGCAACCGTTGACAATTCCATACAAGTCCGATGGAACTTTCACTTCGCAATATGAAGCCAGAGGCTTTCATGGGAATCTTGAAGATGGAAATCCATCAGTTATTTTAGGAGAAGGAAATTCAAGAACAAGACAGTTCCTTGACTATGAACCATCACCAGTGCCAGATTTTTTTCTTGACGAAGGTTCAGAAGACATTGGTGGAATTTTAGTTGAAGGATTTGTGCCAATTATCAAAACAAGTTTGAGTGCCTATAATGATACCCTTGATGAAGAAATTGTAAAGCAAGTCCGTACAACCAACGAAGAGATGTTGGCAGCACTCAAGTTACTTGATTATGATTTAAGTGAAGACATAAGGGGTTCATTCACACAAAAATCTGCCCCAGCAGGTTCAGATGTATATGGACCAGGACAGTCACGCTATGGAACAGATTCGATTGCATACTCTGGAACCTATAGAGGAAGTTAGTTGGGCAATTCAAACAAAGAAACTAAAAGCCTGAATAATTACACCAAGTGGCTACAACAACTAAAAAATCAAGAATTCGTGGGTTGCCCCCAAAAATTCAACTCAATGAATCCGATTCACAAACTCAATTGTCTGGAGGAATTTACAATGATGCGAATTCAACGATTGTGTTTTCTGAGTCTGTTGACTTGAATTATGGTTCCAAACTTCCTGCTGAAAGTAGATTTCTAACTACAGAACTTAGCTCTTCGCTCAGTGCTCCAGGCAATGTTGTTTCTAGTATTTCAGATACATGGACAATTCTATCTGGCACTTCGACAGGATTGAATGAACTGGTTCAGCCATACAGAGATAACAACAACCCAGCAGTTGACGGCAAGAGCACCAACACTACATTTTTCTCTGAGGGTTCTACAGTTGAAGATGTTGGTGCCGGTTTCTCTCAGCCACTTTGGTCAAAGACTAAGATTGAAATTGATATTTCATCAAACCCTTGTTCGTTCAAGTCTGTCATTTCACAAAGCTCTGCAACAGATACAAATGGAAGTGGTCTTGGACCTTTTGGATATGTGAGTGGAGCATCATATCCAATGGCTTACTTCAACTTTGATACAAGAATATGGGAAGGCATTGGAACAGGGTGGGCGCTTCAATCAAACAATGAAGTAAGTGCTGCTCTTGACAGCACCAACTTCTGGAACGATCAGAGTGTAGCTTGGTTAGAGTCACTAGATTATGCTATGATTGGGTTCAATCCAGGCATACTAAATCTAGCACCAAAAATTGTCAATCAGCTTACAAGTTCAACAGTCGCACCACCAATTGCTACGGCTGCGCAACAAGAAGAATATGCAGAATATTTTCTTGCTTCAGATTTTCCTAGAAAAGATATCTTAGGACAACGTGCTGCTGGGCAGCCTACGGACTCCTATGGTTTTCCATATGCAGGAAAGTTTCATGCAACCAGTTCTCAACTTTTGAGAATGTCCGATTATATTTCAGCGCCATTTCTTCTTGAGAAAATCGTCTTGGAAATATCTGGTGCCCAGTTCACCATGTTTGATTCTATAGACACGGGCGGATATTACTCTATCACCAGCTCTGTACTTCCTGCTGTGATTAATAATTTCTTTATCTTGAATCAAAAAAACAACTCAAGATTTTCAGTCAGATCAGAAAATTACTCATCAGACGCTCCCCGAGATCTCCACTTTCAAAGTCCTAGTATGGTGAAATTAAGTGCTGACTCATCACCACAATTTGTTAACTCAACACGAGACTTGGTTACATTTGCAGGAATTTCTTGCTACACAAATGATATCACAGATAGACCGACAGAAGAGATAACATGGTACACAGATATTCTAGAAAGTGCTGCCGCCTGGGCACTTATCAATAGCCAAATAGGAGGGGCAACAGTTGGACTATCATCTTATGTTTTCACCCCGGTGAATATTGGTACTAATGAATTTTTTGGAACCCCAGGAACTCAAACTCAAACGTTTGATATTTTGTCAAATATTTCTAGAGATTTAAACATAGAGTTGTCTTCGTCGATTTCTTCTTCTATAGCTGAACTAAGTTGGACTAGAAATATTTCAGCAAACATTCCAGTGAGAAGCCCAAACATTGTTGTTCAAATTAACACCAATTCACCATTCACCAATAATGGAATATCAGCATTTATACCAAACAACTTTACTTCATTTGAATTTGGAGGTTCTAATGGTCTGGGCTTTGAACTTCTTTCAAACAGGAGACAAAAAATTGATTTTAGGAATGCATCTGAAATCAAGCTGAACAATGGACCAGTAAACAACTTATTGTATGGTGGAAGAATAGATACGAACTCGGCATTTTCTGGCAAGGGTGTCTTTGAGCCGATTGAATTTTCTAACACAAATCCATATCTGTTGTTTCCAGGAGATGAATTGGTATTTGGTTGGCAGCTTCCAGTGGTTCAAAATGTTGGAAATAAAAGAGATCAGATTTCTTCGGCAGAAAACAGACAACATTTCAACTCTTGGACTGGTCTTAGTATCCCAGCATCTGGATCAAATAGGCTTGTTGATATTTGTCAAATGAGCTTTGATGGTCCAGGCAAAGTAGTATTCTATGGTTCATATGTGTCCGATGGAATGGAAACACACATAGATGAAGCCGTAGTGTCTACAGGAGCTATTCGTGGGATCATTGGAGAATAACATATCATGGCAATTCTAGACCAGTTTCAAATCAGTGGACTTCAAGAATACACAGGATCATTTCTTGATAGTGTTTACTATGGCAATACCTTAACCAATAATCCCGAGGCATATATTATTGACCTATCAAGCTCTGTTGTAACGGAGTCAATTGATCAGTTCCAAAGAACCAGAATTTGGTCTAAGGCTGATGAATCTACAACTGAAACTTTCCGCAAAAGAAACATTTTGTATTCGGAAAGAGCAAAGTATCAAGAAGACATAGCCTATGGTGGTAGTAGAACTTCAAATGGATTCATGTCTATTGGAACTCAAGGAGAGCACTTTTTTGATAGCTTTTTACCAAGCCCACTAAACATTGGCAAAGCAAATGGCATCAAGTATACTATTCTTCCTGGGATTTCTGGCACACTAGAAAGTTCTACAAACTATAACTTACCAGCAGCATCACCAACAGATATTCCAATTTTGTTTGGAAACTCTGTGCCTGCTGGGCTTGGGGCAGTTGCAGATGCAATTGATACTTCTTGGCTAGCAAATCCCTTTCCATTCCAGGCAAAATACAAAAATATCCCTAGAACTTTTAACAATGGGTTCTCTCTGTCAGAGAAACTCAATGCAGAAGTAGACTTGTCCACAGGAGCTACCATAAGTCCTGTATCACAGTCTGACACAGTTGGTACCGTATACTATGTTTCAGATCAGACTACAACTGGCATAACAAACGCAATCTATGAGGGAGAATACATTGATGGCTTTACTGTTGCTCCTTTTACAGAAATGACGTATCCAATAAGTACGGTTTCTCTAACTGCGAGTTTCAATGGTTCTCATGCAACAGATTTTCGTTCAGCAGGTTCTGCATATGCTGCTCAACAAATTCTTGTTGGAGACGATGGCATTGTAATTAGAAGAGAAGAAGGAACGGATGGATGGTTTGTAGTTCAGGAAGCGCAAACTTTCAATTATTATGATGCTGCAAGTTCAAGAGGACTAAACTCTCTGTTTCAAACAAGATTTGGCGCCTGGGTAATAGTTGGAGAAGGTGGACGTATTCACATTGGAGATACCAGCGACTTCACCAATGGAATAAATGATGGAGTGGCTGCTGCTGGGTCAAGCTATGCTGGTACATTTTATGGCGTAGCACATGACATGACATTCATTGCACCAAACAACGGAAGCAGTAGGTTTGTTGCAGTTGGCTCTGGAGGGGAAGTTCAATATAGTGCAGACTATACTGGCACTGGTACATGGACAAGAGCAGCCTCTTCACCTTATGGAGCTGAAACTTTCAGAGCTGTAGACTATAGTCCAAAATATGACTGGTTTGTTGCTGTTGGAGATAACGGAACAATATATCATTCAGCCACATCAAATCCTACGATAGCATGGAATGACAGAAGTCAACCAGGTGGATTTGTAGACAACTTATACACGGTTTGTTGCCACTATTCAACAGTTACGCTATATGGACTTATTGTTGCAGCTGGAGAAAATGGTAAAATACTAATAAGTTCTGATGGTGGTGTCAACTGGACTCCAAGCACGGCAGCTGGTGGCTACACCGGAACCTTCAGAGGTTCTGCACGGTCTACAACATCTGAAACTGGTGGGTATGAGTATATTTTCTATCTCGTCGGTGATGGTGGAATGATTCAAGCATATGCCCCATCGGTTGGATGGGAAATTGTAACCGAAAGTCCAAACAATAGCAGTTTGCAGTATAACACAATAACAAGTGCAGCAGTATGGGAAGACCCAGATAAAAACTGGCCTACTACTGGTGACTATATAGTTGCTGGTGCACCATACGAACTAACGAAAAATATCATTGGAAGAGTTGTTGACATCGAGAGTACTGGATACACGTGGCTTTCTGGTTCTGACTTTAATGGTTTTGTAAACACAGGAGACACTATTAGTAAGGGTGGCTCTGGTACAGCTCCTAGTTCCAAGTATGTTCGTAGCACAAATGCAGACAGTCTTAAAACCTTCTTTGGATTTGGTACAGGCGCACCAGTAACCATACCTGGCGACTTTATACCAAATGAGCTTACTTTCCTTCCAAACATTTCCGTTAGATTTGCTGACACAAAGTTTATTGTTGACGACAATCAGTTTGAATTTGCACGTTTCATCGGACCAAGACCAAATGGATTCAGATATGGAATTGAGAATGTAGTTCCTACACAAACCAAGTGCGTATTTAGACGTGACAAATTTGGTCAGCCAAGAGACATGCTAGAACAAAGACCAAGCGGAAAGTTTTATCTAACTGATGGAGAGACTGGTGCTCATACTACAACTCAAGCAGCAGTTCTAGTTACTTTCGTTTCTGGCACAACAACTTACGACCGAGCAAAAACTTACCTAACTGCTTCAGCAGAAGTATCTTTCAACAAAAAAGATTCTGGAATCTATGACTTTGAATACAAGTCTGGACAACCATTTTTTGATGACCAGATTGGACTAACGGAATAATGGGAATATTATTTGGCAAAGAGAGAATCATTGACACCATTCTAACTCAAGAAGGCAGAAGCCAACTTGCAGAGGGTGGACTCAAGGCTACGTTTGTGTCTTTCACAGATTCTAGCGCAATCTATGACTCGGACACTATAGTATCTGGAGGTTTGCAAGCAGTCAACAGATTTGTTCTTGAGGCAACCAACAGAGTACAAGATCAAATAACAATTTCCTCAAATGAACAGGGACTACTAGAAACATTCGTCATAAGCGATTCTAGCCGCTTTCCAATTAGGCAAGGGCAAATACTGTCTTCGTCCAATGGAAACGATATAACCCCCGTCACGGCGTCGCAATTCACCTCCATGGCTGCTTCAACCATCAGCAGTTCCATTGACAACTTCAAGGATCTGTACATTTTGAAAAGTCCAGATCCTTTGAACGAACAAGAGAAACAATTCCTAATTGGTCCTAAAGAAGTTTCCTTTTCAATAACACCGACTAACCCAACACCTGAAGGTGGAATCAAACAGGCTTGTGTTGATAATATTGAGAGTCTTTTCTATGACAAGAAGCTTTCACACATTCCAAACTTTGCCTTCATGCCACCAGTGAACTCTTCATCAGAATCTGGAATCAAGCAATATACTTCTCTTGGAAACTTTGTGAATCTAAACCAGGAGTCAATGGAAACCTATGAGCATGTAGAAGAAATGCTAAACGACATGTACTCTAAGGGTTATGGAACCGTAATAAACTTCACAGAGACATCAAAAGAAAACAATGTATTTTGCCAAATGTTTGAGCTATCAAATGGAGAAATTGCTAAGCTTGAAGTAATTGACTTTGGACAGTTTGCAACCGACTCTGGAACCAAGCATGTGCTTTTTGCAGGCAAAGTCTACACCGATTCTCAAGGAAGCGAAACCTTTGTCAATATTTTTACTTTGGTTTTTGAAAACTAATAAAGTTGCCTTTGCAATAATTAGAAGTACACTATGCGTGCCTATATCAAAAGAGAACAGAACATCATTGCTGTGGCTGATGACTTTGCTAGTCTATACAAGATAGATTCTGACGATACAAGCTTAGCCGAAAGGAACTTTCACTATAAAATAGAATACATAGTGAATCCTGAAAAGGCGTTTAGAAACAAGGCTATCACTACCGAAATCTTTGTATCTCCTACTCCATTCGTAGTACAGAGTCAGAAAATTTTTGACAGATTCAACCCAGAAGAATCTATCTTAGGAATTCAACTAAGAAACCAGCGCCTTAAAGATAGAGCTCGAAGTGCCAATGCAACAAACGACAACTCAGTCTTTGTTCCAAAGATTACAAGCGATATTACAAGATTCATCTCTAATAGCAGTGTTGCTTTGTTTAAAACAAACTCCAACCTACAGCTTGAAAACTCTCAGACAGTCTTGAAAAGAGTCTTGTCTATAAAGCCTCAACAAGTTTCTGGACTTACAAATAGCAACACAAAGATGCCTGTATTGGAAATCAATACCAATCCGATTCTTTCAAATACCATAATTGCTAACTCCCTTGGATTGAAACAGAAAGCTATTAGTCTTTTGTTCCAAAAGAAAGTTGATCCTGCCTCATTTGTTGGTGGTAAGTCAAACACAATAATCCCAGCAAAAAATTCGTTCTTTGGTACAATTGCCAAGAATGTTACAAGGACCTTTAGCGAATACAACATTCTGACAGATAGTCTTCTTACCACAACGAGAAGAGAATCAAGTAGTGGTCTTGGAGACTCAGAGATTCAAAATGTACCAGTAGAAGAAAGTACAACAAGCATAATTGTGCAAGAAGATTTTACAATCCCAGTTTCATATATTGATGCAGGCGAGTTCTACTTTGTATTTAGAATCAAGAACAACAAGGGACTTATCCTACAGACAGTATCTGGTCTTGTAAACCACAGCAAACAGGTTTCAACTTGGAAAATTCCAAATGAGCCACCTGTAATAGTAGCGCCACAGAAAGCTATACAGGGAGAGATTACTCTAAATCTGAAGCAAGTTGATCCAAATGGTACTGCAATAAAGGTATACAAGAAGGTTTTCTCAAGTCATGAAGCAATGCAAAATGCTTCCTATTCACTAGTTGGACAAGTAAACTGCACGCCAAAAAATGGGTTTGTGTACATGAAAGATGAAGTAAACTCTATCACACCTGTAATCTACAGGGCTGTTTCTGTAAACTCAAATGGAACGGTCGGGTCAGAGTTTTCTTCCGTAGTTGTTGAAGCGGACAGAGGGCAAGTTGCAACAACTCATGCTATCAACATAGTTCCAAATTTTGTTTCAATTTCAAGTACTGTAGCTCCTGAGAAAATTGTTCTACAAGTTAACAACTTTCCTGCTGATGCCATTTCATTTGAACTTCTCAGAAAGAACCTAAGCCTAAAGGAGTCTAGCTACACAAGGATTGGAACACCTATTCTTCTAGACTCAATTGATAGTTCCGCAATTGTAATTCAAGACATCTCTCTTCAACGAAACCATATATTCGAATATGTGGTAAAGCTTCTGTATAGAACAGGAACTTCTGTTTTGTCAAGCGTTCCACATGTTGTAAAATTTGCACCAATCACAAACAACATAATTACACTTGAACTTGGTCCAGCAGACATTGCACGGTCTGGCGGGAACGAACTGAATGTAACGTTTTCAATCAACAAAAAGATAATACAGAACTCAGCAGACCAAGTAAAGAATTTTTTGACAAAGCAAGGATTCTTGGGAGAGTTCCAAGAGGACATCGTAGACAACAGAGAGAAGCTAGGAAACTTATTTGCCATTGGCATCAAAAGACAAAACCTAACTACTGGTGAAATAGAAGACTATGGAATTCTAGATAACGATGAAGAATTTTCAGATGTTGTAGCAGGAGCTTATAATGGAGTCAGCTCTTTGAAAGAAGGCAACGAATACAAATACATGGCTACTGCATATGCAAGAAATATTGAGTCTGTTTTACCTACGCTTGTAAGAACAAACGAAGACAACATCAATCTTCCATACACATACAAGCCTTCTGAATGGACTCATCCAATAACAGCAGAAGATGGAAGTTTAATTACGACAAACTCTCTAAAGAGAAACCATGCTGCAAGAACATTTACATTTGGAACAGTGGCAGACTATCAAGAAAAAACTGTTTCTCTAGCTGCGGTGTTGCCTGCCTTGTTTGATGGAAAAGCAAAATATCTAAACGGCAGAAACTCTGTGCTGGTGCAGTGGAAAATTCAAGGTGACGCAAATCTAATAGACCACTTTATCATCATACTAGATATACTTGGTATGAAGACCATTGTAGGAAAGACGCATAACATTTCAACAACAAACTATTTTCAATTTATTGATTCGCTCGACAACAAAGAATCCGGTGGACTAACATATTTTATAGTTCCTGTGTATTTTGATTACACGCGTGGAGTAGAGTTGAAAACCAACCAGGTGATTGTGTAATGGGAAGAAACAGAAGAAGAAGGATAAGAAGAGCGATAGGTGGTCTACTATCTGGCAATCTTATTGTCCAGGCAGTATCTGTACGTCGTGCTGTTAGAAGAAGCAACAGACCAAACATACCTCGTCGCCCTGTTACAACAAACGAATTTGTCATAAGCCCACCTCCTCCGCCAGTACGTGTAGTTCAGCCAACACCTAGACCTGTGGTAAGTATCGTAGTTCCCCCTTCGCGTAACTCAACAGAGACCAAGCCCCCGAATTCAAGATACTCTGACGATATTCTTGACATGACAGAGACATCTGTCAACAACAACCAGTTTGAAGCCATTGAGAAAAATGGCGTATCATCATTTCGTCCAGAAATTATTGCTGTGGCTGACTTTGTTCCTGTATATAAAGGAAAAACTCAAGAGGTTCACCTGACTGATGGTGGACTGTACATGCAACTGCAAAACCAAATGTTAGAAGTAAGAAGAGAAACTCTGGTTAGGAACTTGTCTTCTCTTTCAAAGTGGAATAGCAAGGTTGCTGATGAAGCATTTGTAGACGTAGACCAATCCTTCAACAAGGAGCTTCAAAGAACAACCAAGACAACGGACTTTTATGAAAGATTCATTAGCGCACTTGAGTCTTCCAAAGAAAACCTAAACATTAGAAACGTCGCTACGATTCCAGATATTTATGGAAGAGGCGAGTTCTTGTCGATGCCAAACTTCTTTGAGAAGTCTCTTCAGTTTAGCAAGGCAAACCAACAATTTTATTCCAACACAAAGCTATTTCTTCAATTTTGTTCTGACCTTAGAGCTGTATTGGAGAATTACAGTTTTGAATTGTTGGACTTATCAGACTCTGACAGAGTCAACGACACAGATCCAATTGATGTAGACAACACATATACAACAAAGGATGGTTTTAGTTTTTCAATCGATCTTATTAGGTCGCTTTATACTCCGCAAAATGCATCAAACTCAGTAATTTTCAACTCCACACTCAGCTCTCTTCCACATGATCCAGCAGATAGAATCAAGTTGCTTGTTACACTGTTAAGCAAAGAGTATCGAGTGTCAAAAAATCTATCTAACTCTGGTACATCAAAAGTTCTTCTTGATAAATTCTCTCAAGAAAATTCAGGAAATCCATTCGACAATATCACTGGTATTCCAGGTGATACCATATTTGATTCTCCAACTGGTGCAAACTCTTTGTCTTCCTTGGCTCATGTTGGTCTTGGTTCCAACGCTATTGTTTTGCCATTTGAAAAAAAGTATGTAGACACCGACACGTCAGGAAAAACATTTGTTCCTGGCTCATCCTATTTCTTCGATACTATTCTTGCATCCAGCACAGCAACAGAGTTCAACACAAAGCCATATGTAGATTTCTGCGATAGGTTTACTGACATAACTAACAGTGCGACATCTATGATAAACACTCTTCTTCAACTTGAAGACAAGAACAGTTCATCTAGAATCAACCCAAAGGTTATGATTGATAGCTTTTTGTTTTCAACAAAGACATCCATTTCAGGACTTCTTGAAACAAAGTCAATTAACAAAGACCAAGGCGCAACACTTGCTCTAATCAAACTAGCAAACACAGACAGCAAGTTGAAGAATATGCTTTTTCAATTTGTTATCTTTGCTGGTATTGCTTCGCAAACACCAACAGACCAAAAGAAAGTATTTGCTGATTTGGCTTCGGAGCTAAAGACTACATCAGCCATTTCCTATGCAAGAATTATTGCAAGGCTTTCAGTAGATCTTACTGATGAAAGCAAGAGAGGAATACTTCAGTCTTACCTACAAGACTTAGCTCAAGACATAGAGGATAGAGTGTTCTTACTTGTTTCTGGAAGAGCAATACCAAAGAGAACAGTTTCTACAAAGCTTGCGGCTCTTGACAGTTCATATTCTAGCGTAGCAAATCTTGGACTTGTAAACTTTGACTTGGATAGACGAGTAATTTTTCTTGATGATGGAAACATCAAAACCATTTTAATGTCTATGGTTGTTCCAAGTTCAAATGCAACCACCACCATCTTGAAAGAGTTTTTGAATATTGCCAACGAGCTTACTATTGCTGCCAACACTAACGGTGTTAGTTCATATCTTCTTCCAGACGGTTCTGGAAGAACCAGATACAATTTTCTTAGCACAAGCATGCAACTGCTACTAATGTTTGAAGTGATATCCAGCTTATCTGAGAAGTTTACGTTTGCAAATTTCGCCAAAGCAAAGTATGCGAACAAGATTCTACTTGAAGTTGATGCACGTTCAAATCACTTCATGCATGAATCTATTTCACAAGTTCTTGTAGGATTTTCTGCCGCAGGTCAACCGCCGCCACCAGCACCTCCGGTTACTAAGGCATCATCACAACAAGCTTATGCAGATGCCTGGAATGCAAGCCTTCTTGCAACCAAAGCAGCATACGAAGCAAACCTTCCACAAAATAGACTTAGCAACTATCAAACAACTGAGAATGCTAGACTAGCTGCTGCACTGACAGCCCCAGTAAAACTACAAACTCCGCCAGGACCTGAACACATCGAACTAAAAAACAGTTTAACAATCATCATTTCAAAAATTACAAACGAAAATGAAGTTATTAGCAAATTCTTGAAACTCATAAACCAGTTCAATGGTCAACTTAGAAATGGCAAGACCATTTTACTAAACACTTTTAATAGCACAACATTGCAAAATTTTCTTGTTGAAAACTCTGTTGTCGACCTAAACGTCATCAAAAATCCATCTCAACTTAGAACCTCTACATACTTGTTTAGAGAACTTACTTCTGGAGTGTCTTCAGAGACTTCAACAACCAACGAGAATTCAAAATTTGAAAAACTTATCATTGATGATAACCCAATTCAAGAAAAACTGATGATGTTGTCATCTCTCTTGAAAGAGCCACAGTATGGAATAGATTCCAGAGCCGATGAACGACTTAGAATCATATCTGTTGGAATACCAGCAGGAATGTCAAAGAAGCTATCAGAAAGAATTCAACTGAGCAAGATCAATAGAGAAAGTTTTTTTGATAGGCAATCAGACGTTATCAAAATCAAAATCTACAAGAGAGACTCAAGGTTTGGTGACATTGTTTTCAAGCCGAAAACTTTCTTGTTTGACCTAAGCCTATTTCAAAGCACTCAAGAAATTAAGAGAATACAACCTAGAGATGGCGAATCTTTTGAACAGCTTCTTGGTAGAGATAGACTGTCTGATCTACAGGTTCCAAAAAAGAACGTCACCAGTACACTAGAAACACTAAAAACCAATTCAACATATTCTTTCCTTGCCGATTCTCAAAAGACAAGTTTGTTCTACAATCATGTTCAAAGTTACTTGCTAGAAACATACTTGATGTTGATGACCGGCATGAAGCTTAGAGAAGAAACATTTACCACAGATGATATTGGTGACTATGGCTTGGCGTTGAATGCAAAGCTAGAGTCAGCACTGAAGAGTTACATTCAAAACACGTATAGCGAAAATGTTGGTAACCTATCTATGCAACAAGTTCTTTCAAGCGAAACGATAAGCCAAGAAGCTAAAGATGTAGCAAACCTTTTCACATATGGAAGCAAAAAATTTGAGCCATCAATTATGAGAAAACAAGTTGTAGGACCTAAACTATTTGATAGAATATTTCACATCCCAATGTCAACAGAAGGATTTGAGATAGACTTTGAACTTACCAGAGCAACAGATTCTGGAAGGCAGGCACTTGTTCAAAACTTCATTCAAGAAAAAATTTCAGAAACTGAGGACGGGAAGACTTTGTTTCAGTCCACACAACAACTAGATGATGTTGTTTTTGCAGACTTTTTTGCTTCCATAGAGACAGACTTTTAATGCCTATTTCACTACCATCAACTAGTTTTGCTATTGTTGACGCACCAGAAGTCAAAGGTCTTGATGTGTCTTTTGTGTACAATTTTTTCATCAAAGACGAAAAGGTAAACGACTCTGGAATTGTTAGTCAAAAATTCATTCAAGATAGAACGTCTATCGACTTTAAGCAAAGTTTTATAGACTCATCAAACTTCAACAGATTTGTTCCAAGATACAACAAGATTACATGGGAACCTGTTTCTCTAAGCGACAAGAGAATTTCACCAGTTCCAATCAAAGACTGTTTGTCAAAAATTTACAATGAAACGTCATTCACAATAGAAGAATTTTCAAACGTCCAGTTTCAAGACATAGACCTAAAGACAAGATCTCAGTTCTTTGTAAAGCGTTTGGCAGAAGAACTAAGCATTGTAAATGAAGATGATGACAGCTTTTCTATTATGGACATGGCTAGGCTTGTCAATGAGCAGTCACCAAACTCCATAATGCCAGAAGTAATCATAAAAGCTCTAGAGCCTTCAAGTGAACTATCTGGACAGTATTTCTTTGATCCAAAAACAGGTAAGACCATAAATGCAACCAATCCATTCGAAGAAACATCCAAGGTTGGGTTTAGGGTTCAGGTCAACAACAAAATAATCAACAAGGCAATAAGTTCCGCTACAAATTCTGTTCTTGCCAATGCATCAACTGGTGTATCCAAAATTCTTGATGACTCTAAAAACATTCAAGAAAAAGCCATATCCCAAAAACCAGGAAGCCTTCTTGATGGTAACGACTACGACTTTGAACTAAGAGACTTCATAGAAGTTGAAGCAATCGATACATCTGCCTTCGAACCAGAAAACAGCATTGTTGGCTACATTATCAACAAGACAGAAATTTTACCAAATGGCAATGAAATAATTCATGACCCAATCGTAATTGAGTCACCATATGTGAACTCAACAGTTGACATGAAAATCAAGTACGACTCCGTATATCAGTACACAATTCAGTCTATAGTCTTGATAAAGATTCAGGCAGAAGACGTACAAGAAGGTCAAGTTGTAGCAATAAGCTTTCTTGTAAGCTCAAAGCCAAGCTCTGTTCAAACTGTTGTCTGTGATGAAGTAGTACCTCCTCAACCACCAGCAGATGTTGCAATTGACTGGGACTATGACAAGGCTATGCCAAGAATATCTTGGAATTTTCCTGTAACATCTCAGAGAGATATCAAATATTTTCAGGTATTCAAGAGGTCAAATATCAATCAACCATTTCAACTAGTAAAAATGTATGACTTCAATGACTCTGTGATTCTTCCTGCCCTAAAGGAAACACCAGAACCAAGACTTGTTGAGAAATTGCAAAGTCCTAAAAACTACTACAACGACTACAAGTATATCAACGACAACAACGAATACCCAAGCGTAATATATGCAGTATGTGCTATTGATGCTCATGGATTTTCTTCTGGATACTCTACCCAAATTATGGTGAAGTTTGATAGATACTCAAACAAACTAGTGAAAACTATGGTTTCTACACAGGGTGCTCCAAAGGCTTACCCAAACATGAATCTACCAAACACCATGTTTGTTGATAGCTTCAAAGACTCTAAGCACAACAAACTAAAGGTTGTGTTTACACCAGAATTTTTGAAAGTTGTCGACTCAAAAAACAATGACTTAAAGTTGCTTAAAACAAGCACTGACGCCAAGTACAAAATACAAATGATCAATGTAGATCTTCAAGAACAACAAATTTTTGACATCAGCTTATTAGATTTGACTTAGAAAATTTGATTACAACTACTTATAGTACATCAACAACAAGAGGTTAGATACAGTGGGTTTCTTAAATCACAGCACAAACAACATCATATTAGACTGCGTTCTTACTGACAAGGGAAGAGAAGCCCTTGCACGTAATGACGGGTCATTTTCTATTGTCAAGTTTGCACCAGGCGACGACGAAGTAGACTACACGCTAATCCAAAAATTTGGTAGAACAGTTGGCAAAGAAAAGATTGAGAAGAACACTCCAATCCTTGAGGCACTAACCAACCAGTCATATGCTCAGAAATTTAGACTTGTTAGCGTGTCAAACCCCAACCTGATTCGTCTTGCCAGTCTTGAAATTACTGGAGAGGGTGTGACCTCCGCAAGTAGAATTGTTGCAATTGGTAACACCACAGTAAAGAGAAGAAGTGTAACGGTAGCACAAAGCATAACTAATGAAACATCTATTGATGTTGAGCTTCGTGACCAATCTTTCCTTGTCGAGTTGTCAAATCAGTTTCTACAGATTGTCGGTAGTTCTCCAGTAAGCATCGACTCTAAGCAAAGAGCAACCTATATTCTCACAAGAGATGCGGGCGAGACATCTGTTGGAGGTTCAAGAGTATCTTTTACAATCTCTACGAAGTCTATTACAGAGTCTGAGTTTCAAATCTATGGTGCCTCTTCAAACAAGAGTTTGATTTCCACGTTTGCAAAAATCACTGGCGTTTCATCAGGTGCAGTACTTGAGCTAGAAGTCTTGGTGACAAAAGAGTCATGATTTACACATTTCAGAGTTTCAATCAACTCTATAAGAAATAGGATACAATATTGCCAGAAAAACTAACAAAACCATCAAAATCTACTCTTGAAGACCTGTATGTTACAAAACAAATGAGCCTTCAGGTTATTGGTGTTTTGCTTGGTGTTTCTAATACCACTGTTCACAACTGGTTGAAGTCATACAATCTTGAAAGAAGAACAATTTCAGAAGCACTAACTGGCAAAAAATTAACTAAGGCAAGAGCAGACAAGGCTAGAGATAACCTTTTAAAGATAAGAACAAGACGAAAAGGTATGAAGGTTTCAGAAGAAGAAAAGAAGAGACTTGGGTCAATTAAGCCAGATAGAACCGGGGTGCTTCACACTGAAGAAACAAAGAACAAAATGAGAGAAGCAGCTGCTGGAAGAGTTATTTCCGAAGAATGCAAAAAGAAAATGTCAGAGACTCGTCTTGGTAATCCAAAATATTCTGGACCAAACCATCCTCTTTATGGAAAGCAGCGCCCTGACATAACAGGCGAAAAACACTTTAGTTGGAATGGTGGTACTACTTCTTTATATAGAAGAATTAGACAATTGACAAAATACCAAGAGTGGCGTGATTTTTGTTTTGTTCGTGATGACTATACATGCCAAATATGCAACGTCCGTGGCTCAGGCAATTTGCAAGTCGACCACATTAAACCATTCGCCTTAATTGTTGAAGAAAACAAAATCAAAACTACCTATCAAGCACAAGAGTGTAAAGAAATTTGGAATACAACTAACGGAAGAACTCTTTGTGAACCTTGCCACAAGCAAACCGATACTTGGGGTGAGGGAACAAAAATTCTTCTAAGAGCTGTAACTACCCGAAAGGATTATTAAAATTGGCAATTTTCAAAGAATTTTCTCAGGACGACATCAAGACAAGTAGAACATATCTAAACCAACTTGTAGACATCATCAATACTGATATCTCTTCTTCGGCAACAAGACGAGAGTTTCAAGTATTTGTAACTGGTGGAGTTGGTCCAGGTGTTACTTCCTCTATCTTTCAAACGGTTTACGACCAGGACTTTACGCTTCAAACAGCCAACCCAATTTTCGATATTACATTTGGAGTTCAAGAAACATCTGAAGTTGTAACCAATCTTAGTCCAACGGTTGACTCTAATGGCAAGTACCTGTTCCCACAGTCGTCTCTTATGATGAGAGAAAAAATGGATGTCTATAGACTGTTTGCTCAAGATCTTCTTGGTAACTCAGATTCTACATTTGAGGCTAGTGTTGGCTCAACAACTACAGAAATCAAGGAAGCAGTATTCTTTGCATTCAAGCGTCTGTTTGCTAGAGACCAGGTCAAGAGAGAAACGTTTGCAATTCGGTTGAATCCAAGTGCATCTGTAGCTGCACCTTTAGCAACAAACCTAGATGTTGTTGCTAGCTCAACTACAAAAATTTACACCGATGTAAACTCGTCGCTAGATAAACGATATTTGTTCGGTGGACAAGTTTCAACTTTGGTTGACTCTGCTAATACAAGTGTTCCGGTTGGCTTGTTATTCTTAGACGCAGGCGTTCTAGTCCTTGATGCATCACGATCTTTTGATCAGTCAGTAGTACTGACAGGTTCTATTGACGCTGTTACTTCTACAGGAACTACTGGGTTCTCTGGTTCTTTTGGACAGTTGATGGCTAGTGCGTCAATGGATGACTTTTTGAATCACCTTACATCAACAAGATTCTCTGGTTCTGATAGTACAGCTATCGCTTTCCAAAATGTAACAAACATCAACTCAACTCTCTACTTCGCAAGACTTGCATCTGATGAGTTCAACTACTCTTCAAACCCAACATATACCGATGCAGAAAACAGAATTGTTGTTATTGACCAGGGTCAAGAAGACATCCAAAGAAGCTTTACGTTTGTTACCAGCATCGGACTATATGATGCCTACAACAACCTGCTTGGAGTAGGTAAACTTTCAAGACCAGTTCTAAAGACTCCAGAAAACGACCTAACGCTAAAGCTTCGTATCGACTACTAATAGAGAGATAAAAGAGTGTGTCTCTACAAAAACTTACATCAGATGACTTTGAGTTCTTTACACTCGAAACAAATCCAAAGCGAACATATACCTCTAGTTCTTTAGGTGGTATTACTGGTTCTGTTAATCTATTTGCTAGACGCTCGACTGTGGAGAAGGATGTTTTTGCATCTGGTCAGAGTGAATCTATTTTTTCCGACGGAGACTTAGAATCCATTAGACAGCTAGCGGTCGATTCTACATCAAGCAACATCTATAGTGAAATAGAGTCGTACATGACATCAGTTAGAGACGTTGCAGCTAGTACAAGACAGCAACAAAAACTAGACATCTATAGATTCAATCCTCCATTTAGTTTTAACTCCAACTTTTTGAGAAAGAGTTTTATTCGCAAGCAACTAATGCCACACTATAGAACTGCGTATCCACGCAGTCACTGGGCTGTTTCAAACTACAACTGCTTGAACTTTTTCACAGCTTCTAATGTACCAGAAGACTCTGTACTTTTATACCCAAATGAGGTTCTTACAAATGGCACTGGTTCTCTTTATCATGTCTCTGAAAGTTTTTCATTTGACTTTTGGATAAAGCCTTCATATACCATAGACGCAGAGGGAGACACATACAAGGCAGGTTCTATTCTGCACCTGACAAACTCCTACTGTATAAGTTTGCACACAGGGTCTTCAAAAGATATATTTGGTCTTAGTGACAAGTTTAGAATTGGCGTACAACTTGGAGAACAAGCAAATGTAAGTCCAAGTTCTCTAAACCCTCTTACTACAAGCACTAATGAACTTTTGTTCTTTTCGAGTGACAACTCACTTCCAAAGGATTGCTGGAGTCATGTTACCGTTACATGGGCAGGGCATAACAAGAACTTTGGTTCTGGGTCCATTTACGTAAATGCAGAGAAAGATTCAACATTTACAATAACAAGCAGTTTGTTTGTTGGACACTACACAGGTTCATCAGATCCAACAGTGTTGTGTGTCGGTAACTACTATGAAGGTCAAAACACAGGAGTAGACTCTCTTGATAGATTCTTTGCAGCTGACCCAGCACTTAGAGAAGGCTTGATAGAACTAGATGGAACAAGCGCTATAGAAAACCCAACATCTTTTAGCTTCACTCACCCACTAAATGCAGAGCTTCAGGAAGTGAAACTTCTAAACAAATATCTGACAAAAGACGAAGTTACTTCCTTGAATACAAAGGGACCAACAAGCCTTGACAACATTGCATTCTATCTTCCACCATTCTTCACAGAAGAATCTCCGTTTAGACAATTTGTTGGAACCTTTGGTGGAGAAATGGTTACACCATTCTTTGAAAAGGATGCTTCAACTACAACTCCGTTTGCTGCGCAGATGGCTTTCTCTTGTGGCGGACACTACATCAACCTTGAAAACTACACAAGAGACATTGCAACTGGCAACTATCCACGCCTGTGGGCTCTTACTGGTTCTACCTGGAGTCCTCCGTCAACAACTATCCTGTCATGTAACGATTTTTTGTATGCGACAGGTTCAAACATCAAGAGACTATATCAGATACTTCCGTCTGATAATGGAGGCTTCTTCCCAAATTTTGAACTACTATCTGAACTAAGCCAGTCAATGTTTGTAAACGACCTCGGAAACTCAGAACTTGGTACCATCACTCTAAACAATATCGTAAGCGATACTTTTGATGCAAGGTCTATTGTAGCGTCTGGGTCTATGATTGATGACATGGTCGGTTCTCAGCCAACAGACGTAGTTGCTCTACCTGGGAACTCTTTGTCTATACTGCATCAAACAAGAGACTCTTCTTCTAATCAAGTTGTAATCTTTGATATCTCTAACTTGTTTTATGGAATGAGTATCAAACCAAAGTCTTTGGTAGTCAAAGACCCAAGTCCAACATTCTCTAAAACGAAGATTACTTTAAGAGATGACGGACATGGCAATCTATATAGAGCAGATGCAGTTCCACTTACGTCTGGTTCTTTCTCTCCACATCCAACTTGGTCATCGGTTGGCAACGTATTCTATGACGAAGGCTTGATCGTAATCAAGTCCCCTCAACTTTACTTCTTTGGAGAGGAAGAGTTTGAGATTGAATTCAAGGGCGTTCAAAATATTCACGTTGCTTCTATCAGTGCTCTTGCAAAACCAATGAGTCACACAAGTTCATCGAATCCTTCCTACAAGGATCAGGTTATCACTCCTGACATGTATCGAGCAAATGAAACAGACACCAAGTCTGTATACATTACTGGAATCAATGTCCACGATGAAAATCTAAATGTCATCATGCGTTCCAAACTTGCACAGCCAATCCTAAAGCGCAGTGGTGACAAGATGATTTTTAAGTTAAAGTTGGATTATTAATTTTGAGGTTATACTCAACAACGTCATACTTAGCAGTATGACTATTATATCTGACATTAGAAATCCTGCGCGTCTAGTTGCGTTTGAGTGTGATAACTGTTCCATCACTTTCGAAAGGGGCTCTCAAACCAAACCCAAATTAGACTGTAGGCTCTTGTCTAAACCAGAGCATTATTGCACCCTTCATTGCGCCTACTCTTCTAGAAAAGTCAACCATATCATTGAAACAACATGCAATGAATGCAGCATGGTATTTAAAAAACCAAGAGCAGAACTCAAAGAAACGAATTTCTGTTCAAAAGGGTGCTATTGGCTTTACAAGAAAACAGATCCAAGGTGCAGAGTTTCAAGAGGCCCTCATACAGATGCAACCAAACAGAAAATTTCAAAAGCAAACAAGGGAAATCAACCTAGACTCGGCGCAGTTTTATCTGATAGTACAAAAGCAAAAATTTCCAAGGGAAACAAAGGGAAATTAGTAGGAGACAAGAACCCAATGTGGGGTAAAACGCATACTCCAGAAATCAAAGATAAAATGTCTGAAGTTGTTTCAGGGGATATTGTATCTGGAAAACGCAAAGGATATGGTAAAAACAATCATATATCTGGTAGGTTTATGTCAACGAAGACACATGAAGAAATGTTCTACAGGTCCTCATGGGAATTGGCAGCTATGAAATGGTTAGACTTGAATGAAGAAGTGTCTTCATACCAATATGAGTCTATTCGAATTCCATACTACTCAATAGAAAGTTCAAGGCAAAATCTCAGACACTACATTCCAGATTTTCTAATCGAATTCACTTCCGGTGAAAAAGAATTGTGGGAACTAAAACCTAAAAAACTGTCCGACAATGAAAAAACCAAAGCAAAGATAGTTGCTGCAAATGACTATTGCAAAGCACTTGGAATTACATTCAAACTTCTACACAAGTCTCATCTGCTAGATATGAGCATCTTACACTAAGATAAGACTACATAGCTACTACTATGGTAGTCTTCCACTTATGATTTATTTGAATAGAATATATTACACTGTGTTTAAGAGCTATTCATTTTGTGTTATGGTTGATAGATGACGACAACACGATATATTGTAATGGACACAGAGACTGGAGGAAGAGATTCTTCCAAGGTTTCTCTGTTGACTGCTAGTTTCAACATTGTAGACCTTACAGAATTACGTAAAAAGGAAATAACGACCTCCAGAGGTTCCCTGAACCTCTGGCTAAAGCCCAACGATGGGCTTTATGTAATTGAAGCTAAGGCGCTTGAAGTGAACAAGATTGACCTAGTGTCGCACGAAGCCATAGCTCAACCTTATAACATCGGAAAAAATACTCTTCTAAGGTTCCTAGACTCTCACTCAAAATGGGAGGAATTAAAGCCTCAAATGAAAGTTTATTCTGGATCGGAATCGGCCCCTCCAAGAAAGCGAATAAAATTCGTTGCCCTTGGCTGGAATGTAGAGTATGATATCAACATGATCAAAAACAATCTTCTTACCAAAGAAGAGTTTGATACATACTTTGGTTATTCATCCTTTGATGTAAAGACCATTGCAATGCAGAACAAAGCTCTAGGTCTATTGCCAGATGAGCTATACCTAAGTCTGCCATCAGTTGCAGAACACTTTGGAATTAATACGTTAAATTCACACAACTCAGTAGAAGACTGTAGAATAACACTAAGGGTACTTGAGTGCCTTGTCGATCAACAAACAAATAGAAAGACTTTGAAATGAAATATCAAATTAATATTGACTCAAGAATCGCACTACCAGAAGGGGAAAAGTGCCTAGAAATCCCAGCATTTGTAAAGTTCACAGGAGACTTCACAGAGGAGTCTGCTGCAAAGTTCAGGTCTGAACTAAACATGGCAGAAAGTCACGCAAGAGCTGCAAAGCAAGATGTGATTCCTGTCATCATTGATTCATATGGTGGGGAAGTCTATGCACTTCTTTCAATGATAGATGCAATTGATGCATGTGAAATTGATGTTGCTACTATTGTAGAGTCAAAGGCTATGTCATGCGGAGCCATTCTTTTTTCATGTGGAGCCGAAGGACATCGTTACATGGGTCCAAATGCTACCGTAATGGTACATGATGTTTCACACATGGCTTGGGGCAAACTGGAGGAACTAAAGGTTTCTGTTGCTGAAACTGAGCGTCTCAGTAAGATTGTTTTTGAGAGAATGTCAAGAAACTGCGGTCATAAAAAAGACTACTTTGAAGATCTTCTTTCAAAGAAGAAACACCAGGACTGGTACCTGGATACAAAGGAAGCAAAGAGCCACAATCTTGCCAATCACTTGAAGCTTCCTGTCATGCAAGTTGACATTGAAATGCGACACTCTTTCGGCATTCCTTCTTCGTCTAAAAAGTAATTAAATCGGTATAAAACATACCATAATCATGGTATCATGAACCATGAAATTAGACAAAAGACTAATTGTAATTGGTGATGTTCATGGATGCCTAAACGAACTACAAGGTCTTCTAAACAAGGTGCGGTTTGACTCATCATCTGACAGATGCATCATTGTAGGAGACCTTGTTGATCGTGGTCCTCACTCTGTTGATACTGTGAAGTTTTGTAAGGCTTCTGGGATTGAGGTAGTTCTAGGCAACCATGACGACAAGTATGTTCGTTTCCACGCACATGCCTCAAAGGCTTTGGCAGATACGTCATATATAAACCCAATGAGTATGGGTCTTAACAAGAGAGAGATTTACTCTGGGCTTGTTGAAACTGGGCTTGTGTCGTGGCTTGGCACGTTGCCAACTTTTATCAATGTTCCTGAGATAAATGCGTGTATTGTGCATGCAGGAATCAATCCAAGCAGCACTGGTCCTGTCGGGTCACATGACAGACGAAGCCACCTGTACTCCAGGTTCTTTCAACCTCAAACAAAGAAGATGCTCTCCATCACAGAGGATCACGTACAGCCACAAAACTCGGTTCACTGGACCGAACTTTACAATGGAAACGAGAATATCATTTATGGACACCATGCTCATTCGCTTAAAGACGCTTATGTCGTCTTACATGAATCCAACGTTAGAACCATTGGCATTGACACTGGTTGTTGTTTTGGCGGCTGTCTTACAGCACTGTTAGTAGAAGCTGGCTCTGACAAAGACTTTGTAGGAAGCTTCGTTAGCGTTCCCGCAAAGAAAGAATATGCCGCACTACGATAATAAAATTGACTATGATGTTGGCGACCTTGTTCATCTCAGATATTTGAGCTGGGAAGACCCGGACTTTGACAGGATACACAGATATCAAAACTCATATAATGACTACCAGTGGAAGGGTCTTGCTGTAGACATAGACTTGTCAGATGGTGATATTTTGGTTGTGGATGTGTTGATTGATGACCAGATATTCAAAGGATTAAAAGCTTCAAATTGGTATAAAGTTCCCGATGAGCATTGCGAATCCAAAGTCTGAATCCCAGGATATAAAAGTTGGTGACTTTGTTACCTTGAAATGGATTCACTTCAATAGTGAGCTCTATGAATTTCTAGTGGAAGTAGACCGTTCAGACGAATGGGAAAATACCATAGGACTTGTTGTAGATGACTGTTATCAAGGCGACCCTATGATGACGCTGCTTCTAATCGAAGAGAAAGCTATTTCTTTTAGAAAAGCTCAACTGCGTCTCCTTGAACAAGAGGTTGGCATAGACTTCTAAATCAAAAAGTTATTTGACCGGTGGACCCTACTTATTTTGAGATAGGGTCCATTTTGTTTGAATAACAAAAACTCCACGGAAAAAGCTGAGAGACTTGTCAAGGGTGACCTTGCAACAATACACTCGCTTTCACAAAAATCCGGGGAACTACCAGTACTCTTTATAGAGTGCGTTATGACCAAAACTGTCTATAGAGTAATAGATGAGATAGTTGCAGTACCAGAAGGTTCTGTGATCTTTCTTTTAGAAGATGTCGAAACAACTTCAACAAACCAAAACTCTGTTGTTCAAGTCATATATAACGATACAACATTTCTGTGTATATCTGGTCAGCTCAAGAAGATTACTTACGACGTCTAGTTGTGATTGTAGTCACAATCAACGGAAGTAACAGAGGTGTTGGATTCAGAATGTTGCTAGGAATTTGGTTGCCTTTTTTCCACTTTGGGCGTTTGTTGGTTCCCTTCCTATAAAGCTCAATCCTTAGTCGATTGTCTCCAATGTTTGACTTTGACTCCTTTGAGTAAAAAGGAGCTACTGTGCCAATCTTGTCACCCCTTTTGATTGCAGTCCCTGGAATCAGATGTTCTAGTGGTTGAATATTTCCATAGGCAACAGAGCCAAACTGACTAGAAACAAATAAAGCCTTGGAAGAAGTTATCCAAGGCTTGGTTTTGTTGTTAAAAAAGGATTCGGTTCCAATTACAAAACCATCCTCAAGTGCATATACAGATGTATTAGGATTACATACAAGGTCAATCCCACACTTCAAGTACCCAGGAAATAGAGATTCCTCAGAGCCAAGAGCATTACGCTGTCCAGTTCCTAGTGGAAGACGAAGTTCACAATCCCTAAATGGACTTGACCAGTCATTCTCAAACGAAGTTGCTTGTTGCCTGTCTGATTGCTCCTCTGGAGAATAGAAAGAGTTCATAGCTCTTCCTCTTCTTTGACTGGAATGTACTTCTGAAGTCTTGAGGTCATTATAGAAATTGCTTGAGGATTTTCATCAATCAACACAACGTTTCTTCCGTGCTTGAGAGCAGCATCTCCAAATGTCCCAGAGCCAGCAAAGAAATCCAAAAG